TCAGGCGGCACGCTCGTGCGCCGGGCCGGTGGCGGCGAGGGCGCGTTCGATCAGCGACCAGTCGGCGCCGGCGCGATGCGCGCCTTCGCTGAGGATCTGCCGGAACGCGCGTCCGCCGCGCTGGCCCTGGAACAAGCCGAGGATGTGCCGGGTCATGTGCTTGAGCTGGGTGCCGCGCGCGAGCTGCGCTTCGACATACGGCCGCCATGCGCGCAGCAGCTCGGCGCGGTCGCGCACCGCGCCGCTCCACCACGCGGCGTCGAGCCGGTGCAGCAGATACGGGTCGTGATAGGCCGCGCGGCCGAGCATCGCGCCGTCGGTGTGCTGCAGATGCGCACCGGCTTCGGCGAAGTCGGCGATGCCGCCGTTGACGATCACCTGCAGCTGCGGACGCTCGCGCTTGAGCCGGTAGGCCCAGTCATAGCGCAGCGGCGGCACTTCGCGATTCTCCTTCGGCGACAGGCCCTGCAGCCAGGCGTTGCGCGCGTGGATCACGAACATGCCGCAGCCGGTGGCGGCGATCGTATCGATGAAGTCGAGAAAGCGCTCCCATTCGTGATCGTCGTCGACGCCGAGCCGGCATTTCACCGTGACCGGCGTCGCCGGCACCGCTTCGATCATCGCCGCGACGCAATCGGCGACCAGCGCCGGCTCGCGCATCAGACAGGCGCCGAAACGTCCGGCCTGGACCCGGTCGGAGGGACAGCCGCAGTTGAGATTGATCTCGTCGAAACCCTGCTCGGCGCCGATCCGCGCCGCCTGCGCCAGCAGGGCCGGATCGCTGCCGCCGAGCTGCAGCGCGACCGGATGTTCGGACGGATCCATCGCCAGCAGTTTCGATCGGTCGCCGTGGATCACCGCGTTCGCATGCACCATCTCGGTGTAGAGCCGCGCATGCGGCGCGAGCACGCGATGGAAGCTGCGGCAGTGGGTGTCGGTCCAGTCCATCATCGGGGCGACGGACAGACGAATCTCATCGGGATTGAAGAGATTTCCGCTGTTCTTCGCGTTTTTCATGCTGCTATGCGGGTCTGGCATTCGAGGGGATTTTCGCGAGTTCTTCGGCGTTTCGGGGCTTTTGGTGCTACAATCCGTGCTACCGAAATAGCCATGTAGCACCATGGGAACCATCACAGCACGTCGTCGGAGCAATGGGACAACAGGATACACCGCCCAGATTCGGCTCAAGCGGGACGGCAGACTCGTGCATACGGAAGCCGAGACGTTCGGTACGAAAGCGTTAGCACGCGAGTGGATGACACGGCGAGAATCCGAATTGCAGGCGCAGCGTTCCCGCGGCGAGGTGGTAGGTCGTCGGATGACGATTGAACAGATGATTGAGTGGTACCAAAGCCGCGAGCGACCGGACAAACCCTGGGGAAGGACCAAGCGCGCCGATCTGGCGCGGATGAAGGCCGGCCCTCTCGCGGGCAAAAGGGCCGATCAACTCACGCGCGCCGACTTCATCGGGTACACCGAATGGCGGCGCAATGAAGGAGCCGGTCCGGCGACAGCCTCCAATGACTTGATTTGGTTCCGGCAGGTATTTCGTGCCGCAGATGCCGTCCTGGGATGTCCGGTACCAACGGATGCGTTGAACCGCGCGGCCGAGTATCTCCGTCAGTCAAGAATCATCGCGAAACCCAAAAAGCGGGACCGCCGTTTGCGCGACGGGGAGGAGGCGAGAATTCTCAAGCATTTCGCCACAAGGGGTAGAAGCGCCAGGATCCCGATGCGCGATATCGTTCTCTTCGCGCTGGCTACTTCACGGCGCGAAGAAGAGATCACGCGCTTACTCTGGAGCGATCTTGACCGAAAGAAGGGAACCGCGCTGCTGCGCAACGTGAAGCATCCCACGGAGAAAATCGGAAACGACAGGGAATTCCGCCTGCTAGCAACAGCTTGGGCGATCATAGATGCCCAGCCGAAAAAGCCAGGCGAGCCGAGAGTCTTTCCCTATAACCCGAAATCGATCGGTGCGGCATTTACGCGCGCAATGCCGATCCTTGGAATCGAAGATCTACATTTCCACGACTTGCGGCATGAAGCGACATCGAGGTTCTTCGAGGCTGGTTACGACATTCCGCAGGTCGTGCATTTCACGCTGCACGAGTCATGGCAGACGCTGAAGCGGTATACGCACTTGAAGCCGCACGATGTTCCAGATTTCACCGTGAACGAGAAGAGGGTCAAGAAGCCGCGGCGTTGATTCGCTCCCATTCGCTCTCCGCGATCTTTCGCTTCTCGTCGATATAGTTGGCCAAGTGTTCTGCCGAGATCAGCCAGGGCGACTTCTGTGAGCCAAGCCTGAAGGCGGGGACCGGCAGCGATTGCCTGGTCGCGGCCTTCTTCGCTTCGTCGACAGACATCCCGAAGTGATGTGCGCATTTGGCGAGAGGAATATGGCCAGTGCCAAACTCTGCCATGAGGAAAAAAAGTGTGCGCGACTCGGTCATGCTGCCGGGGTGAGCAAGTGTGCCTGTCATGGCATATAGGACTTTCTGCCGCTGAGTCTGCCGCTGCGCCGTGCATGCAGGTAGGCGTTGATTTCGGATTCGTACCATCGCCCGCTGTCGGGTTCAGGAAACCGTTTCCTTTTGATCTGCTGGTAGATCCAGCTTTTCTTGCGGGCGACGCGCTTCTCGACATCTTCGAGCGTGAGGCATCGCTCCTGGAACAATTCTTCTTGCATGATGTGCTATGCCGTGTCGAACGAAGTCAACATAGAGAATTCGAAGGCGTGAGAATTTCAGGGTACGCGAGTTGAATCTGCGACCGGTGGCGGTAGCAATCCCTGTGCCCTCGTGATGGAACACGCGAAGATCGTATATAGCACGATGCCCGCTGCGAGCAGTCCTGTCTGGATAGCCGCGTAGGCGTAAGCGCCGGTTGCGATCTCGATGGGAATGAAGATCGCCGAACGCAGGATTGATACTCCGCACAAGACTTGAGCGCAGCGAGGCGGACTCATAGCGTCGCTGCTTCCGACAATGCCGCAGCGTAGCCTGGGCCGTTGCCGTCGATCGGACGGGAATCTGCGTCCGATTCGCCTGTCGTTGACGGTGGGGCGCCGTTTGAAGGCGAATCGAACAGCCCCGGTTCGGATGAGCGATCGGGAGTCGCAGCATCAGTAGCGTCTGCTGTGGCGCCGGCCGTTTCGTAGGCCGCGCCGACGACGCCTGCATTGAACGCTTCTTCTGGAGTCAGGCGTTCGACTTTCAGATGATGCTCGATGAAGTGGTCGCGGGCCGCTGTGAGTGAGCGGGCCTTCACCACGAGCGGTAAGGCCGTATCGTCAATCAGCAGACGATGAAGATGGAGGTTGGGAAGTTTCGGCATATGTATTTTCACAGGTATAAATAATTAGACCAGTGATTTGATACCACTTTCCGCGCGAGCGCGCAAGCGTCCGCCGCATGGTATTTGCCATCGGGCTTGTTTGAGCCGGATATGACGCCTCGTGCGATCAGTGGGGCGGTTTTGTGATCTTTCCAGTACGAGACATATACAGACGCAGGATGCGTGACGCCGCCTTCTCGGGCCTTTGCTCGACTGACAGGACATCCGTGATGGCGCTGAGCAGCGCCTGCTTGTCGAGCGGCGTTGACGCGGTCTGCGCGCGTTTCGACCTGGGTTGCTCGACCTTCTGCGGGAGTGTGCCGTTCTGTATCCAGTCGGCTCGAAACCCGGTCGCCGACTGCACCGCAATCAACGCCGCAGCCGACGGGCTGGCGACTCGTCCATTCTCCCACGCCGATACCGTGCCTTTGAGGACCGGTTTACCAGTGATCTTTGAAATCAACTCGGCCAGTTCTCCCTGCGTCAACCCGGCCGACACACGCGCATGCTTCATCCGTTCGCTCAGATGATTCATGTTCAGCACCCCAGCGGAAGAGTGCGGAAAATACCATTTTTCGACCCTATTGCATAGGTTTAGTGTAAAAAGTTATACATGTTGCATGTTGAGAATTCGTCTTTGCGATGCCGCCCGCCTGGTCGGCGCTACTACCCAGAGGGGGCGAATCAATCATGCCGCACTCGCGCGTGCCTTCCATGTCTCGCGCTTCCTGCCGAGAACCTGGGGCGAGTTCGTGCCGGAGTTGTACGCGCGACGGCTGATTGACCGAATGCCGATCGCGCGTGAATACATCGTCGACCCCGACACAGGAATGACGTTGATCGAAATGCGCTCGCGGCTCTCTGCGCGCGCGCCTCCCGAGTCGGACTGATTTCGCCCTTCGTTCGTTGTCCTGCCTGTGGCGCCTTGCCGCTGCAGCGGCTCGACGCATGCCCGCGTTTTCAATTCTGTTCAATTCGAGCCTTTCCCCATGAGTACAACCGCCGTCGCTTGGGCAATGTCGCTACCCCTTCCTCCGCGCACTTCATCGGCCAAGGCATTGTTGATCGTGCTGTCGTTCATGTCGCGACTGACGAAGACCCAGAAGCTCGAATGCTTCCCGTCGGTCGGCTATCTGGCTGCCGTCACTGGGCAGAACCGCAAGACGATCATCGCCAATCTGGACAAACTTGAACGATGGGGGCTGTTATCCGACACCGGTCGGCGCATGGGTGTGACGCGACAGGTGATTGTGTACAGATTGCACATGCGCGCGAAGATATCCACACGTCTTCCACAGGGCTATTCGCAAGCGAAGAAAAGACGCCCGAAAAACGACGATAAGCGTCCCGAAAATATGCCGCAAGTGTCCCTGGAACGGGACACGGAAAGGGTTATAAATATGGATAAGAAAAGCTTTCGCGCGCCTGCGCGCGCGCCCGCCCCCGTTCGATCTGCCGCCGTAGTTTCTGCGTCCGCAGGCGCCGGAGACGGACGGAAACAAGCCATGACAGACATCTCCGACTTGATCGAGCGCTACCTTCCGAACGCGGAGCGGACATCGACTCCGATGAGCGATTGCTCGGACGCAGATCCGAACGATGGAGCTGTCGCGTGAGTATTGGATCGAGGGATACGGAGGAAGGACGCCTGGGAAGTGCTGCGAGACTGTTGGCGCGTCTGGCGCCGAAGTCGATGCCGCGCTTGCCAGGGCAGGGTGGCATCCCCGCGCTTACGCCACAGGACATCGCAGCGGCGCTGGGCTTCGCGGCGCGTGGCAGTGTCCACGATCGGCTTGCGGTGGAAGTCCTGTGCCTGCGTCACTGGCCGGAGACGTTCGAGGGCCCGCAGGCGCGCAAGGTCGCAGCGGATAGCACACCGATGACGGGCAGCCCGACGACGGCCACGGCTCGCGAGAGGGTCAGCAGGAAGCGACCGCCGCACGAATCATCGGCTGCAAGACGGGTGGAGGCTTGCCGACAGGGTGTGCAGCCGATCGAGCACGACCGCAAGCGCCGGTTGGTGGCGCTGGTGGCCGCCCGCGCCCGCAGACAGGCACTGGCGTGCATGGCGGCTTCTCCGGAAGCTGCGGCGGCGCTCGGGGCCCGCAGTGCGCAAACGGAGTTCTGGGAGGCCGTGGCGCGGGCGATCCTGGCCGAATACGCGCAACCGAACCCCTGTCAGATCTGCAAAGGGCGTGGGCAGTTACTGCGCCTGAAGGCCGATCCCGAATCGAGGGGCAAGGTCTGCGCAGACCTTTGCGCTTGCGAGGGGTGTCACGGCGGGGGGACGGCAGCGTGGTCCTACAAACGCCGTGCGAAAGCGGTCGGCGTGCGGGCGGAATTCTATCGGCTGTGGGTCAATGCGATGCATGAGCGCGAACTGTCGCTGTTGCGAGAGTTGGAGCGGCATGCGCTGCAGCGGTTCTCCGCGCGACTTGGGCGATGAAGTGGCGTGTGATGCGTCCAGCAAGTGGACGCGGGGCTTGACCCTTCCCAGCGCCATCTTGGCAAGTGCCCGGAGAAATGTAAAAATTTCGTAAATCGCAAATTCGCAGGGTCTGTTACATCAACCTACGCGACCGCTGCTGCTGTTGCGGAGGGTTGGGCGACTGAGCCGTGGCCGTGCGATTTCACGTCGGCTTGACCTCGCGGCCACATGCTTACGCGATGCGAGGAGTTACTGGCTGTGCCCACGAAACAAACGATCTTGCGTGAAATGTGTAATTTTTAGGGATTGAGGTATAAATAATTTGACCGGAGCAGCCCCGTTCGGTACAAAGGGCCATCGTGGATTGTTGCGACTGACGTAAGTCAGGCCAGCCACGACAGAGATCCCCTCGACAGAGCGAAGTCGACGGGTCCATTTTTTGGTCCATGCCGGGCGGTCAATGCGCCACCTGGTTCGTCGTGAGGCGTCGCCGCGCCAGTGCGCAGCCCTGCGAGTTCGACTTTTCCCCTGGGGTCGACCGCAGTCCTGTTCGGATTCCTGCGCACGCCGAACGCCGGCATGGACCCCCTTTTAGAGGTCGCCATGCCGCTGAATCGACTCACTGTCGCCGATTTCCAGTCCGCGGCCGAAGCGCTCGGTTGTCGTCGTGAAGTGATCCAGGCGGTGGCCGAGGTTGAAGCAACCGGCAGCGGCTTTCTGGCTTCCAACCGCGTTGCGATCCTGTTCGAGGCGCACATCTTCTCGCGCTTGACCCGGCATCGCTTCGACAAGAGCCATCCGTCGATCTCCTCGGCGGTCTGGAACCGGAAGCTCTATCGCGGCGGCGAGGCGGAATACCCGCGCCTGGAATTGGCGCTGCAACTCGATCCCGAGGCTGCGCTGCAGTCTGCATCGTGGGGCGCCTTCCAGATCATGGGCTTCAACGCCAAGAAGGCAGGATTCGCGAACGCGCACCATCTGGCGTTCGCGATGCAAGAAAAAGAACAGCGTCACCTCGACGCCTTCGTGCGCTTCATCCGCAGTGAAGGACTCGCCGAGACGTTGGTGCGGAGCGACTTCGATGCGTTTGCTTTGGGCTACAACGGACCGAAATACGCTGAAAACCGCTATCCGCAGCGAATGCGGGCCGCCTTGGCCCGCTTGATGCAGGGCTGACCCTGCAAGGCGCGACCGGTCGTCGACGTTCAGGGGAACCTGAACGCAAAGGCCAGAAAGCGCCAGAGGATCGTCGGCGAGGGAAGGCTCTCGCCGGCATGGTGCGCAGGGAAGCATCGCGAGAACGTTCCGCAGCAGTGCGGGACACTCCGCGAAGGCTGGCTGCGCAAGTACGAAAGCATCGAAGGTAGAAGGAACATGACGTCCCCACGCAAGACCGCCGCCGGATCGACCCGAACAGCGCGCACGCAGCGTGCAAGGCGTCGGCCAGCGGATACTCATTCCCTGGCTTCGTGCGAGCGCATGCTCGTCGAGGCCGCCGGAATCACACCTCAGCGCGTTCTGATCGTGACCTACGATCGTTCGGGTGCGCTGCGGATGTGGTGCAACGGCGCTGATCCCTTCGAGGGTCTGGCGATGGTGGAGTATGCGCGGAGTCGTCTGCAATTGTCCGCGATGCGCGACGAATATCCCGCCTGAGCGGTTCTGCCGCACGAATCCAGCCCCCTCGAAGGACATCTCATGCCCTGTCGCTGCCGCCCATTGGCGCGGCCCGGTGAGTCGCGTACTGCGCCTTCGCCGAGGCCCGCCATGCCGCCACCTGTCGCCCCGGAAACGCCATTGGACGCGCCCTCGCGCGCGCCTGAGCCCGTTCCGGAACCGCCCTCAACTGCGCGCAAGGAGCCTGTCCGATGACCGTGCACGACCACGATCCGCTGTGGTGGCGCATCCTGGCGTGGCTGCCGGAGCGTCTGTTCATCGACTGCGCGGTTTGCCTGTTCTGGCGTGGTGCAGTGGTGGGCTTCGGTATCGCCTGTGCGCTCGCGCTGGCGCTCCTGGTGATCGCAAAGGTCTGATCCCATGCCGCGCGTAAGACTCGATCCGACGACCGGACTCAACCCGATGCAGCGCCGGTTCTGCGACGAATATCTGATGGACTTCGACGCGGGTGCGGCCTATCTGCGCGCGGGTTACAAGGCCGGCACGCGCAAGCTAGCGCAGGACGCCGCTTCGCGCCTGCTGGCGAACGGGGCAGTCGGTCGCTATCTCGTGGGCCGACAGAGCGCGCTGCAGGCGATGGCCGAGGTCGATCAAGCTGCGATCATGCGGCAACTGGTCTGGATGGGGATGGGCGACGTGCGCGGGCTGTTCAATGCGGATGGCAGCGTGCGCGAGATCACCGAACTGACGGCGCAACAGGCCGCACTGATCCAGTCCATCGAGATCCAGGAGATTGAGGCGGTGGTGAACGGCGAGCGTGAGGTCATCGGACACACGAAACGTATCCGTATGGTCGATCGCATCAAGCCGGTTCACCTGCTCGGTCTGCAACTCGGGATGTTCGCCCAGCAGCACAAGCACACTGGCGCCGTAGGTGTGTTCGACCCGAGCGAACACCTGACCCAGGAACAGCGTCGCAAGTTGGCCGAGGAGATTCTGCAGCGCGATGCACCGGCCTGATCCGGCGGTGCAGGCGTTCTTGTCCGAAGGGAGGGACAACCTGCTGGCCTACTCGATCCTCGGCGACCCCAAGTACGTTCCGTATCGCTGGCATCGCTACGCCGCGCGACGGCTGGAGGCTGCGGTGCACCGGGGACGCGGACGGCTGATGTTCTTCGCGCCGCCCCATCAATCACATTGAATACTCAGGTCGTCCCGGGAAGACCCGGACCCCCGAAAAGACCCGAGAAAACCTGCCCTCCCTCGTCCCGCATCCTCTCCGACCGTCGCAGGTCATCCGGGTGTGTGTGGGGGCAAGTCTGGGGGCAAGCGCACCGATTCGCAGGAGAGTTGCCCCCAATGCCGCTGACCGACACCGCGATCCGCAACGCCAAGCCCATGACGAAAACCCAGCGCCTGCACGATGGCGGCGGGATGTATCTGGAACTCTCGCCCGCAGGCGGGAAGTGGTGGCGATGGAAGTACCGTTTTCTCGGCAAGGAAAAGCGGCTGTCGCTGGGGACGTATCCCGATGTGACGCTCGCCGCTGCCCGCGCGCTGCGCGACGAAGCGCGGCGGCTGCTGGCGTCCGGCATCGACCCGAGTCTGCATCGGCAGGCGCGACGCGCGGCGGAGACCGACAAGTACGCCAACAGCTTCGAGGTGGTGGGGCGGGAGTGGCATGCGAAGTTCTCGCCCAATTGGGTACAGACGCACTCGGAGCGCACGTTGCTGCGCCTGGAGCGCGAATTGTTCCCATGGCTGGGCCGGCGTCCGGTGTCGGCGATCACGGCCCGCGAGTTGCTGGTGACGCTCAATCGCATGGTGGATCGCGGCGCGATTGAAACCGCGCGGCGCACGCTCCAGAACTGCAACGCGATTTTCCGTTACGCCATCGTCACCGCGCGCGCGGAGCGCAACCCGGCGGCGGACTTGGTGGGCGCGCTGCCGCTGTCGCCGAAGAACAAGCACTTTGCTGCAATCATGGAGCCGCAGGCGATTGGGGAACTGCTGCGGTCCATCGACGTATACAAGGGGCATTTCGTGGTGCGCTGCGCGCTGCGGCTGGCGCCGCTGGTGTTCGTGCGCCCCGGCGAGCTGCGCTTTGCGCAGTGGTCGGAATTTGATCTGGACAAGGCAGAGTGGACGATCCCGGCCGAGCGGATGAAGATGCGGCATGCCCATCTGGTGCCGTTGTCGCAGCAGGCGTTGGCGATCCTGCGCGAACTGTACCCACTGACCGCGCGTTGTCCGCATGTATTCCAGACCATGCGCGGGCCGAGGCGCGACCGCCCGATTGGCCCGAATACGCTGGTGGTGGCGCTGCGGCAGATGGGCTACGACAAGGACGTGATGACGATGCACGGCTTCCGGGCGATGGCGCGCACGGTGCTGGATGAGTCGCTGGGCTTCCGCCCCGATTACATCGAACACCAGTTGGCGCACGCGGTACGCGATCCCAACGGTCGCGCCTACAACCGCACGGCCCACCTCGCCGAACGCCGGAAGATGATGCAGGCGTGGGCGGACTATCTCGACGAATTACGCGCGGACACGGGCCAGAAAGTGGTGCCGTTCCGGCGCATCGCATCCGGCGCAAGCCGGTAACAAGCGGGTGACCGGGGTGCTGTCACACCCCGGCCGCCCTGACCACCACCGTTCAAGAGAGGAACGATCATGGCTACAACCAGCGTAACAGAGGCCCGCACGACCACCACCGGCACCGAATTTCGGGAGATTCCGAACGAGGGCCGCCCGCTGCTGGCGGTGCTGGCCGGGGTGGAGGTGACGACCGCCCGCCGTGAGGCGGCCGACCTGGAGGATGCGGTGCGTCGCGTTCTTGCCAGCGCGATCGACACCGGCACCGAGGGCAGCACGGCCTACCTGTGCGAGTTCGCATTGGAGACGGCGCGCGCCTTGCGTGAGGCCACCGGCTGCGGGTGGTGCGTGATGCCCTGCTGACCGCATGCCATTCGCGCCACGTTTTGAGCGTGGCGCGGTTGCTTGTTCGGTGGCGCGACTGAGGCGGTGTTCGATCTAACGGGCGGCCGAAAGGCGGCCCGTTTTGTTGTCTGCCCGATGCTCCGCGCGCCTGACGCGCCTGACGCGCCTTCTGGCCTGCTGGCCGACTGCCCCGTTTTTTCCTGATCCGAGGCGCGTCCGTGTCGCGCGTTCGGCCGTCCGCGTGCCTGTGCGCCGGACAGCGGTGTTTCCCCGACACGTTCCCCACCTGTTCCGACCGGCGCAGGCCCATTGCAGAGACCGACCATGACCCGCACACCCACCACGCCCGCAACGGGCGCGCTCACCCTCGAACGCCTGCCATCCGTCAAAGCCCGCACCGGCCTGTCGGGTTCGGAGATTTACCGCCGCATCGCCCTGGGCGTTTTCCCCGCGCCCGTGAAACTCGGCTCGCGCACCAGCGCGTGGTCCACGGCCGAAATCGACGCATGGATTACCCAGCGCATCGCCGTCCGCGACCAAGGCGCGCGCGCATGACCGCCACAATGAAGAACCCCCGCGCTGGCGGGCGCGGGGGTTCAGAGGACACGGAGGCGCTTGGAGAGAGCGACCGCAGGCGTCACGCTACCGTCGCGCGCCGTGCGGTGCAAGCGCCGCGCCTCCCTCGGAACTGGCGCACCCGCCTCCCCGACCCCGAGACCTACTACCGCGCCCGCGTGGCGAAGCTCGGCGCGCGCCACGGCAACGGCTGGGCGCAGGGGCGTTGCCCCTTCCACGAGGATCGCAATGCGTCGCTGTCGGTGCGTCTGGACGGCGAGCGCGGGCACTGGCGCTGTTTCACGGGCTGCGGCCACGGCGATCTGGTGTCGTTCCACATGCGTCTGATCGACCGGCCGTTCATTGAGGCCGTGCGCGACCTGGTAGGAGGCGCGTATGGCCGGCGCACCTGATCCCCCGGCCACAGCCCACGAAACACCCGCACAGGCCGCGCGCCGACTGGCCGCGTCCGCTATCGCCGATGGCTTCGTGCCGGCCGCGCTCCACCATTACTACGATGCTGGCGGCCAAGTGCAGTTCTGGCGACTGCGCGCGAAGCATCCGAACGGCGAGAAATGGATTCGGCCGATGCACTGGAACGGCCATGCGTTCGTGATCGGCGAACCTTCCTCGCCTCCCAGCGGGAAACTGCTGTATGGGCTTGCAGATCTGCAAGCCCTGGAGGACAGCGATTGGGTGATGGTGGTGGAGGGCGAGAACAAGGTGGATGCGCTGTCGCGGATCGACCTGATCGCCGTCACCAGCGGTAGCGCGGATAGTGCCGATGCCGCCGACTGGTCGCCGCTGCGCGGGCGCCACGTCCTCTGCTGGGGCGACAACGACGCGGCGGGCCGGCGCTATGTCGAAACCGTCACCGCCAAGCTGCGCGGCATCGCCGCATCGGTGGAATGGATCGACGTGGCGGCGCTGAACCTCCCGGCGAAGGGCGATTGCGTCGATTGGCTGACGCAGCATCCCGACGCCAACGCCAACGACGTGTGGGCACTCGCACGCATCATGCCGCCGACACCACGCGAGGGCACGTCCACGCGCAATTCGCTCACGCCTGTCACATCGGCGTCGCCACGACGCGACGACGGCCCGCGCGTGATCCTGCGACGCGGCAGCGACCTGGAGCCGGTGCCGGTGGACTGGCTGTGGCCGGGCTGGCTGGCAGCTGGCAAGTTGCACCTGGTCGGCGGTGTACCCGGCACGGGGAAAACCACGCTTGCGGCGGGGCTGGCGGCGATCGTCACCCGTGGCGGCCGTTGGCCGGACGGCAGCCGCGCGCGCGTCGGTTCGGTGGTGATCTGGTCGGGCGAGGATGGCCACAAGGACACGCTCAGTCCCCGCCTGCACGCGGCCGGCGCGGACATGGACCGGATTCACGTCGTCGAGCGCGTGATCGACCGGGGCGAGACATATCCGTTCGATCCCGCGCGCGACATGGACTTGTTGCGCGATGGCTTGCAGGCCATCCCCGACGTGCGCCTGATCGTGGTCGATCCGCTGTCGTCGGCGGTGGCCGGCGACTCGCACAAGAACGCCGAGGTCCGGCGCGGTTTGCAGCCGCTGGTGGATATGGCCGACGAACACGGCTGCGCGGTGGTGGGCATCACTCACTTCTCCAAGGGCACCAGTGGGCGTGATCCGCTGGAACGCATCACCGGCTCGCTGGCGTTCGGCGCGCTGGCGCGCATTGTCCTGGTGGCGGCGCGACAGGAGGCGGACGAGGATCGTCCCGCCCGCAACGTGCTGCTGCGCGCGAAATCCAACCTCGGCCCGGATGGTGGCGGCTTCGCCTACGACCTGCAACAAGCCCCGCTGCCGGAGCATCCCGGCGTGATCGCGTCCTATGTCGCCTGGGGCGAGGTCATCGAGGGTACCGCGCGCGCGGTGTTGGCAGAGGCCGAATCCCGCGACGATGGGGCGGGTCAAGACGCGGCCGGCTTCCTGCGCGATCTGTTGCGTGCGGGAGAGCGTCCGGCAAAGGACGTGTTCGCCGAAGCCAGCGCGGCGGGCTACTCCAGGGACGCCATGCACCGGGCCAAGCGGAAGATCGGCGCGGTCGCGGTCAAGCGGGGCATGCTCGGCGGCTGGCTGTGGCGACTGGCCGAAGGCAGTGGGCGGCCCGTCGAAGATCGCGAAGGTCGCGAAGATGGCGAAAATTCCTGTTCGCAATCTTCGGCATCCGACCGCCATCTTGGCGAGGTCGCCGGAGCGGTCGTCGAGTTATGACGGCGATGACGAAACAGACCCCGAGCGGGTCGCAACACCCCGAAGGTGGCGGTTCGGGGGCCGAAACCACCGAAGATACGAACTCCGTGCAGCCGCCATCTTCGCAACCTTCGCTACCTTCGGGCGGTCGCGGCGAACAGTTCCGACGACAGGCGAGCGGCCTATGACGCCGGTTCGCACGATGGCCGAACTGCACGATGCCGGCATTCGGGTGTACGCCCACGGTGACCGACTGCGCCTGGAACCCACACGCGGCTCGATCCCGTCATCGTTCCAGCAGCGTATCGCTGACCACAAGCCCGAACTGGTCGCGCTGCTGGCGTCCGCCGAGGGCGACACGCTGCGGACCCTGTTCGATCTGCTGATCGACGAAGGCTTGGCGGGAGCGACCGTGGCGGCGCTGTCGATGCGCGATCTGCGCGCCTGCAAAGGACTGTCGCGGCAGGCGCTGTCGGCGCTCCTGCGCGCGCTGGCGAGGTCGCAGCACATGGCGGCGGGGCGCGTGCCCGCAGGCTGGACGCGCGTCGTCGAATGTGCCGGCTGCGGACCGGTCCTGTTGTGGCCGAACGCGCCTGCGACCGTTACTGCCTGCCCGTGGTGCTGGCATCGCAAGGCCGGGCGTGCGATCCCGAAACCGCATGCACCGCGTCCCAAGCGCACCCGCATACGCCCGCGATCAGCGGCAACCTGACCGTTCCGCGCGCGCGAGGGCGTCAGGATCGCGCCCAGAAGGGGCGGAAAACCAATCGTTCCGCGCGCGCGCGCGGGGGCGGCACGCCCACCTGAAGCCAACGGCCAGAATGGGCCAGAACCTTTCCGGCGAACGCGCATCGCGGCGCACACCCCCAGCGGCCACGTCGTCCCCTGCAGTTCCGCAGCGTGGGCATGGCATCCATCGGCCGCCGCACCACCCGCACCACACGGCCAGAAGGCCGCAGGAACGGGGGGAGCCACCGCTCAGGACGGCGCACGAAGCGCGCCAGCGTGCGATCCGGATGCTGCTCGCGAACCCCGGCGATGCCGCCTGCGGCGCAGTGCGGCCGGCACGGGCCGGGACGCGAATAGGGGTGGTACCGTCAAGATGCCCGCTGCGAAGACGCCAAGCGGGCCATCCATCGTTAACGGCAGGCCGGGGGAACCGTCGCGCCGTTAGCACCTCAACACGGACCAAGACCAAAGGAGTTTCATCATGTCGATGTATCTTTCCCGTTCCGCCTGCGCGCCGCTCGCCCTGCTGGCCTGCGCACTATTCTTCACGCCGAGCGCCTGGGCGAAATGCGGTTGCCCCGCCGATGGGCACTGGAGCCAAGCGGCCTCAAGTGGACTCGGCGAGTCCTTCCCGGCCGCCGTCGATCTTGCCGCCGATCCCGCCTGGCAGATCTACGAGTTCCAGCGCGACGGCGTGCGCTACGTGCAGATCAACGATTCCGCCGGCACCGTGCGCGCGGCAGCCGGGCGCATCGGCGGCACCGCCTGGATCATGCCGATCGGCACCGACGCCGACCGTGTGGCCGTGCCCGGCGATGCCGTGCCGGCGGGCGTGCCCAGCGTGCTGTATCGCGGCACCGACGTGGAAGTGGTGCGCTACCAGGACGGCAGCGTGACCCGTTGGCTCATCCGCACCCTGGGCGCGGCGGAGTGAGGACGGCGGCCCGGAAGCCCGCGAGGGCGTCCGGGCTTACTCCGTGTGGGGCAGCGGCTGGAAGGCGGCAGGCTCCCCGGCCGGCTCCGACAGAAGCAGGCGAATGCCGTGCGGCGTACGGCGCAGCAGCCCGCCGTGGACCTTGACCCGTGCCTCCAGCAGCAGCAGGGCGCTCTCGCCGTGCGGCGTGACGTGGCGAGCGTACTCGGTGTCGATGGCGACCGACAGGTAGAGTCCACGCCGGGCGCGACCATGCCAGACCCGCAGGCGCAGGCGGTAGCGGGCCGGCTCCCAGTCCGACAGGTGATCGATGGCGTGGCACAGGCAACGGTAGGCCGACACCTGCAAGTCTTCCGACAGCGTGCGCGGGTCGATGCGGCCGAAGGCGAACTCGACCGCCACGCCGCTGGCGCGCGACTCGCGGAAGGCGGCGGTGTCGAGCACGCCGAACAAGCCGTCGCGCTCGATGCCGATGGGATAGACCACCAGCGACTGCACCTCGAACAGTTGCCGATGCTCGACGCCGCGGCGGTTCAACTCCATCGCCTCGCGTGCCTTGCCGTTGGCGTGCAGATCCTTGGCGAGCAGGTCGCGGGCGTCGTCCATCTGCACCTGCATGCTCGCCATGATGATGAGTTGGTCACGCACCGCAGGCTCATTGGACAGCAACTGCATGCGTGCGAGCTTCAGTGCTTCCTGTTGCGCGAAACCTGACGCTTTGGCGCTTTCATAGTGTCGAGTGATCTGCCCGCCCAGCAGAAGCAACATGGCAGACGTTACTACAAGGCCCATCTGAGCGTAGAGAACCAAGTCATTGTTTGAGTTCTGGATTCCGGTATAGGTCATCGCCTGGGCGACTCCAAGACTCGCCAGTAATGAGCCAACAGCGGCTCCTCTCCAACCGTGGAAAAAGGTCAGTAGTACGATGGGAATCGTCATCGTCATGAGCAACGCAAGACGGAGAAAATCGTCCTCGGCTAGAAAGTGCTCGATCCAGACGTAGGCGAATCCGATCAGTGCAGCGGAAATCACGGAGTCACGGATGAAGCCAAATGAGACATGGCGCTCTCTTCGCAGGGATCGAAACAAAAAAACGATCATCAGCGCGGTGAGAATCCCGAGGTAGTCGCCAATGACAAACCCCAAGAATGCCTTCAAGTCTTCTGGATGATTTGGACCGTCAAGAAGACGATTCACCGCGAAATTGCAAGTCGAAGACCAAATGGCCATCAGGGCTGCGGGCAATGGCAGCCATCGCATCAACCGATCACCGGTTCCCAGCTTCCTTCTGACCAGAAATGGAAGCGCCGAGACCATCGGCGGCATGAGCAACGGACTAAGGTAGACCCATGCTGCACCATAGACATCGATCATCTCGATCTTCTTGGACAGCGTGAGTCCCGCTTCCCCAAGAAAGAGGAAGGGCCAATACCGATACGGCAGGAACAGCAGGCATGCCGCGCGCAACCCCGCCGGCAGGAACCACTGGTTGAACGAGATGTAGCGCAGCGCCAGATAGGCGACGCCGTACACCACGGCGATGACGATGCCCTTCGCGAGATACCTGCCCCAGGTCTTGCCCACATTCCGCTCCCTGTTCCCTGTGTTGTCGCCGCCCCTGTCTGATCCGACAGGGTGTGCCGATCGCCGCGCTGGCGTCATGCCATTCTAGGCCCGATCCCGCCCGTCAAATCCAGCCGATCACGCTGCCGAACACGCGAAGCTCCGGCAATTCTTCCTCAGTCACCGTCACCCGTTCCACTTCCGGGTTGGTCCCCACCAGCGTCCAGGCATCGCGGCGGACCAGGATGCGCCGGATGTCCGGCCTGCCCCATAGCGCGTAGGCGTACAGGCCACCGTCCACCACGTCCTCGTGCCGCTGCGCGGTGATGTCGATCAGCACCAGCGCCTGCCGCTCGATGTCCGGGGCCATCGACAGCGACGGTTGCAGCGCCCAGCGCACGTCGGCGGGCCGCGTCAGGCCCAGCTTGCGCTTGGTGATCGACTCCGGGAGCCAGATGCGCGGCTGTTCGGCTTCTCGGCTGAAATCCTCCAGTTCCGACAGCACGATATGGCCGTACGGCGGCGCATTTCGGCCGGGCACCGCATCCGGCAGCAGAGCACCCGCCTTCACCAGTCGATCGTAGGACTCGCTGATCTGCTCGGGAAGGATGCCGAGGAGGCCGGCGACCTTGGGCGCGTGTTCGGCGGGGATGGGGCGACGCCCCGAACGCCACTGCGCAACACAGTTGTTGCCGACTTTCCCGACGTGCGCGGCGATCACGACGTTACGCAGGCCGGTGCGTTTCATGGCGTCGTGGAAGGCTTGGGAATACTTGTTCATGGGGGGCAGGTTCCGGGCTGAACGGGGATGGTGTAAGCCTACATCAGAAATTCATCCTATTGACACCAGCGTTAACGCCGGTAACGATGCGCCTGCCGCCGGCCTCCTCGTCCGGCCACACAGGAGGTGTCCCGTGGAGGTGATGACGTGCCGTGTTGGCCAACCCGTCCGGGTTGGTGAAGGAAGCCGGATCGTCGTCCAGGCTCGCATCGGTCCCCGTGTGGCGCTGTCTGTGAGCGCGGCAGCCGGCATCTGCCTGTGGCTGGACGGCGCGCGCCTGGAGCCGCTACGCCGCGCGGACGGCACCTGGGGCTATGTCTTCTCACTGCTGGCCGTGCGCCGCTTCCGACTGGGGCATCTGGCCTTGCAGGTCTGGTTGCCCGGCGACGTGGTGCCACATGCACGCGGCTGCGATGACGCGGTTCACCTTGGCATCGCGTCCGCCGTGGCGGATCGGGTTATCGGCTCATCGCTCCGGGACAGGTTCGCCCCGGTTTCCCTGCCGGCCTCCTCCGCGTTGCCGCGCGCCCCCTTGGGCGGGACGCTGGGCGAGGCCGGTACTTTCTCGGGGCATCGCTGATGCGCGTGCTGCACGTCGCCATCGGCGAAATCGTCAGTTTTGGCGACCACATCCGCTTGAATCTGACCGGGTGGGTCGATGGCACCTGGTACGTCTACATCGAGGCCCATCAGGACAACGCACTGGGCGACGTGGACGGCTTCCGCGCCAGTGCGCCGTGCGGATTCGGTTGGCGCGCGCACGTCCTCGCCCTGTTCGACGGTGATGCGTTCGAGATTGGCCCGGTGCGCGTACGCATCAGCGATGCGCGAGAACACGCAGGCACCGCGCGTGCGATGCGCGATGCGCAGTTCGAGATAGAGGCACCTGAAGCGATGCAAATCGCGCGTACCCAGGGCGCGCGCCTGTCGCGCTACCAAAGGAAGGGATGACATGGGCCGGTTGGTACTGAATCGAAGGACGGGCGAAAGCCTGCGCATCGGTGACGACGTGAGGTTGACCGTGCGCGATCGTCGCGGGTCGTGCGTGCTTGTCGCCGTCGCCGCGCCACTGGATGTCCTGGTCGCCGATGAAGGCGACGCGCTGCGGCCGGTGACGACTTCCAACGGCAGCGCGTTCTACCTGCTCTGGTTGCTCACGGGCGAGTCCTTGCAACTCGGCGATGCGGTGATCGTTGTCGGAGAAGCGACCAGCGCAAAGCGCAAGGTGCGCGGCGGGCAGCGACAGATCCGCATTGCAGTGATCGCACCGTCTGGATTGGTGATCCGACGCGAGGAAATCGCACGTACCGATCCCCACGCGAACTCACGTCGCATCGCGGATACGCATGGGTATGTGATCGAGGACGCGGCCTGATTGCGCGCGCAACGTCGGCACCTGGCCGCCCCCGGCGCAGGCACGGTGCGCATTGCGCAGACCAACGCAGAATGCGGCGCTACGATCTTGTGATCGGGGTCTGCAAATGGCTGGTCGCCCTGTTGCTGTACCTGCTGTGACGACCGCGCCCGCCAATCCGGCCGTGTGCCACCGGCTGGACCCGCTGTCATAATTTGGACGACTCAGGACAGGAATGCTCCATGACGGAGAACAACGACATCGCCCCGCACCAGCGGCTGCGACCGAATCGAAACGACCGGCTGCACGATCCGCCAGCAGTTGCCGTGCGCCGTAAAGGCGATCCGCCATCACGACCAACCGACTGCGCGCATCCGACCACCGCGACTACGAACGTGATACGCAAGGGCCGTGGATGCGCAATGGCGAAGCCGTGCCAGCGTCGCGTGCATGTTGCTGATGCTGACGCCTTCACGTAAATATCGATACGATTGACCTGCATGACCACCGACACATTGATGAGCAGTGAGGACACGATGACCACCAAGCAAAAGTCCGAGAAAGGACAGTTCTACTTGCTGCGTCCAGATTCGCGCAGCAGTTCGCCGCTATCCAATGTCGTTCTCGCAAACGAAGAAGCATTGTTGACGCCGCCCTCTCGCATCATTCGGCCACCTGAAGGCGGCATTCCGCCCCTGCCGGAAACGCCACGTCTAGTTCATGGCACTGGGCCAGGAAAGAACAGGCCGCCGAATGATCTGGATGGGGATTTTGGTGGTTACTGGCTCGTGTCAGAGCGATTGAAGAACGTCTTTGAATCCGTTGACCCGGAGGCGTTTGAGTTCGCCGCATGCGACTACGTGTTGCCTGATGGATCGCAAGGGCCACAGTTCTACCTGTGCGATGTGGTGCGAAAACTATCTGCTCTGGACAGGGAAAACTCTGAGTTTTTTGTTGATATCGAACACGATTTTCGCACAGGGAAAGACGTAGAAATTATAGATTTTACGAGGGGCGCGAAGCTTGCATTTAAGAAAGATGTCGTTGGTTCGGCCCATGTGTTTCGGATGGCAGAGAAACCGCTCACCGTTATCTGTGATCGGATCATGTACGACGCAATCCGTAAAGCAGGAATCGGGGTCAAGCCCAGCTCGGATGGCTTGCACTGGAGAGACGCAGCAGATTTCTGATTGCTGCGATAGCCCTTTGCTTATTCATCGGAGAATTTCATCATGGCTAAGCACGACCAGCCTGTATTTCAAGGGCATCACGTCATTGAGCAAGATGCGTATAAAAGAAGCAAGCTATTGCAAGACCTCACGCGAGGAGGTCTGTTTGACTTACATGGCGACCGCAATCTGCTGAACTTGCCTGCCGACAGGCAATTAGCATTGAAACTCGACGTCACGCCTCACAATGGTGGACCGCTGGGCGAGTATTCTGACAAACTGACAGACGCACTTGAAAAGCTGGCCGAAACGCCGGATGGTCAAGCCACACTCGCAGGAAATCGAGCCGCCGCCGAGCGGGTAGCGGCAAGAGTAAACCACCTCTGCGACACCCTCAAATTCGCAATGGTCAACGGCGATCTGCTGACCAACACGCCGGAAGGCATGACACCCGAAGCCGCGAACGCGAGGAACGCGGCGTTCTTTCGCAATCTCCCCGAATACCAGCGCACGCATGCGCTTGAGATCGAGGCGGTCGGCAAACTCACCGGCCCCGAAGCGCGTTGGCCGGCGGTGCTGAAATCCGAATCGCATCTGACCGCCAGCCTGGAGACCATCGACCAGCCCGGAAAGAAAACCATCAAGGGCAATGCCGCGAGAGGCTTGCAGAGCTTGTCGGAGGCGGTGGACAGCGCGCAGGAGAATGGTCGCTTGACGCTGACCGAGCAAGGGGCCGAAGCGGCAGAGCGCGCGTTCCGCGTGCCACGCGGCCAGCGCGGTTTTATCTCGCCTGAATTTCTGGTCGGCGATCTTTCCGCCAACCAAGCCCTGCGCATGGGCGGTATTGCGGCAACGGGACTCGATGCGTACCAAACGACGGTACGCACCAGCGAACTGTGGGCGCAGGACAACGCGACCGCCGCGAACGAGCAGTGGGCACGTTTCGGCGCACGGAATGTCGCGGGCTGGGGCGGCGGCACGCTCACGGCGGCCGCCGTGGGCGCCACGGGCACGGGTCCGCTGGTGTTGGTGGCGGCCGATGCGTTTCTCATGGCCGAAGCCGCTGATCGCGCCGTCACGCATTGGCAAAACGAGAAGATTTATTCGCAGAAAGATCGCGACGAACCGGGCGTGACGTGGGGCTACAACGGCAAGGACTGGATTCGCGAAGATTTGCGCGCCGACCGAGTGGACGATGGGATCAGCGACTTTCAACCGGCGCGGTATCGCGCGCCCCCCGAGAAAGCGCAGCAGTTGAGTTATCAGGCCGGGGTGGAGGCGGCCGAACAGGCGCTGGGCAAGGTGCCGACGCCGCGCAACCCGTTCGTGCAGCCGGTGTCGGAGAGCGACCCCGCGCATGTGCAGACAGGACGTTGGACCTACAACGTGGAAAGCGAACGCTGGTCGCGCCAAGTGGCCGATACCGTGGATCGCGAAGGCGCCCCCGAGTGGAACGCGGAGCCGGAGTACGCCAGTCCAGAGCGCACCGCGCAGTTGAATGCCCAAGCACGCCAGACGATAGACGAGAACCTTCAAGCGGGGCCGGCGGCCATCGCGATGCGCTACCAGTTGGGACACAAAGCCTACGGCTACGGCGAAGCCGGCGAGGTGCCGGCGGCCGTGACCAGCGCCATGACGACCGACCGACTGCAAGCCTCCGACGAACGTGTTTACGAACGGGATGCGCAAGGGACGTGGATGCGCGGCGGCGAACCGGCACCCCCTCAGCGCGCGCTGGAACTGGACTTGACGCGCGAACGCTTGCTTTCGGCGATGCCGGGATACGAGAAGGAACTCGCGCGCATTCCCGACTGGACGCCGCCCACGCCAGAACAGGCCGACCGCGCCGCATTGCGCCGCCTGTACGTCGATGCGGGCCGCAATCCCGACGTTCGACCAGAGGAATTCGAGGCGGCCTACGCTGCCGTGCAACGCACGCGCGCCGAGCATGGGCTGATAGCGGGCGTCAATGCGCTTGAACTTGAGCCGAACACGGCGGGGAAGTCCATCGCCGAGATTGAGATTCGTCATACGCGTTTTGGCGGCGCTGACGGCAAGAACGTGGAGACAGCGGCGACCACGACGCCGAACGACATCGCGGCCGAGTTGCGCGAACTGAAATCGCATGAACAGCAAGCGCCATCGCCCGCGCATGCAGCACCCGAGCAGACCATCGCGTTCGCCACGCCGGAGCAACGCGACGCTGCGGAGCAGGCGCAACGCGAAGCGAACCGGCAAGGACTATCGAACGACGACACGCAGCAAGCCGTCCATGCGGCCACCATCGGCGCACCGGCGCGCGGAACCACGCCAGCAGAGGATGCAATCCGCACGCCCGAACAGGCGTTGGAGAACGCACCACAACGCGAGCGCGCGCAGGATGTGCCCACGACACAGAACCCCGCGCAAACCGCCGCGATCCAAGCGATGATGGCAGGCCCGCGCGATCCCGATACCGCGTACCCCGGCGACCGCAACGATCAGGTCGCGTTGCTGCAATACCGTCTCGATCAACAGGGCTATCGTGGGATCGACGGCCAGCCGCTTCCGCAAAATGGACACTACGACCAAGACACCGTGTACGCGGTCGCGAAATTTCAGCAGGCCCACGACTTGCCTGCGACCGGCATCGCCGATCAGCCGACGCAGTACGCCGTCGCGTATGCGCAGCCGGTGCCGGAACGCACGATCACGCAGGCGACGCCCGAAGAACGCGACGCACGCGAACAGGCGCAGCGCGAGGCGAATCGACAGGGGTTGTCGAAAGAAGACGCGCAGCAAGCTGTCGATGCGGCAGCCGTGGGCGCATCGGCGCGCGTGATGACGCCGGCAGGCGACGCAGCACGCGCCACCGAGGAAACGCCGGAGAACACACCGCAGCGCGAACGTGTGCAGGACACGCCCACGGCGCAGAATGTTCCACTGGCGGCGACAGCCGTCGCAACGATGGCGCGCGACGCACGCGACGATGACGCCGCGCGTATTGAGCGCGAACGCGCGGACATCGAACAGCATCGCGACGCTGAGCGCGCGGCGCGCGATCAAACGCCGCCCAACGGTGTGCAGGCGAACGACAGCAGCCCGCCCACCACCGCGCCTGTGAGCGAACGCGAATCCGCACAGCAGCCGAACACGACGACCACCGAACCGGATGTGCGAACGGCGACGAGCGATCGACACGCCGCGTCGCCGGCAGTCGAAACACCGCGCGAACCCTCGCCACCGTCCACCGTGACCGCCGCGCCAGAACGCGAATCGTTGCCAGAGTCTGAGCGCACCGCCGCGAAGATCGAAACGACGACGCCCGCGCCCACGACATCCGATCCCGATGTTCTACGCCTGGGCGACCGCAGCGATGATGTCGAACTGTTGCAATACCGCCTCGACCGGCAAGGCTATCGTGGACCGGACGGCACGCAGATCCCACAAACCGGCCAGTACGGCCCGGAAACCGAACACGCCGTGCGCCAGTTCCAGACGATGCACGGCATCCCCGCGACTGGCATCGCCGATCAGGACACGCGCGACGCGGTGGATCGTGCGCTTGCGGCGCAACGCGAGCGGGAACGTGGCGAACCAAGCGGCCCAAACCGTTCGACGCCAGCACAGGACACACCGGAGCCCGCCGCCGCAGCGCGTACCGTGGGCCTGTCCGCATCGACGGCACGCAGCACCGACGACACACCCGAGCGCGAACCCGAATATACCGCGCGCGCCGAGGCGCAAACCGCACCGCAAACCGCGACGGCACTCGATCCGGCGCTCGCCCATCGCGCCGCGACCCGCGACGAACGCGAAGAAGATCGGCAACCCACCCAAGCATCGGAACAAGCGTCGCCCGCGCCCACGCTGATGACGCACCCCGGCCACCCGGCGCATGCGATGTACACGCAGGCGTTGGGCCTGATCGAACGCGGCGACGTGGTGCCGGCGGGCCTGCTGACGCAGGAGGAGAAAAGCCGCTTAGCGGCCGGCGTGGTGGCGCAGTTCCTGGCCGAAGACAAGTTCGCCACCCGTATCGACAGTCTGTGCGTAAGCACCCAAAGCGCGCCCGGTCCCGGCTTGCCTGCCACGCTGATTCCGGTGCAGGGCGATCCGACGACCGACTACTGCCACCGTGCGGGGATCAATACGCAGCAGGCGCTGCACACTTCGCTGGAGCAGTCCTCAGCGATGGCGCAGGCTGCAACGGTGATGCGAGAACAGGTGTTGGCGCAGATACAGGCCGAAGAACTGGCGAAAAAGGAGCGACAGGAAACCGAGGGTCCGGTGATGCGGATCGGCCCGCGCACGCTGACACCATCATCGGGACCACAGGGTGATGGCGATGGCGGCGGCGATGGGGGTGGCGGCGGCGGAGGTGGTGGAGGCGGCGGTGGCGGCTGATCTCGCAAGCCTCACCCCGGCGACGCTGGAGGCGGAGACCGCGCGATCCGAAGTCCCAGCGCCGGAGGCGACCACCTGGACGCTGGACAGCCTGCGCGGCCGACCTCTGCCGGAACCGGAGGCCGTCGTGTACATGTTGGCATTTGCGCGCGCCCGGCCGTACTACGTCAACGTCGCAAGCAAGGCGGTGTCGAGCAGTCTGGTGTGGGCCTATGAAGAGATGAACTGGATCAATCGCATGCAGAAGCGCCGCTATGGACCAGAACAGGTGACGCCGCTGTACCTGGTGTACTTCGAGCCGCATGCGAGCTATGACGTTGCCGTGGCCCGCTGCAAACACATCTGGGCGATGCCGCATGCTTGGCAGCGCAACCTGATCGAGCGATTCAACGGCGCGTGGTTGAACGTGATCGACGAACTGGTCTATTTCCCGTGCAGCACGCACGCCGTCGGCGAGCAGGGTTTGGTGTCGCTTTACGAGCAGGGAGACGCGGCCGAACCGAAGTAGGCGCACCCGCTGGCGGGTTGCGTTGCTGAGTCGCGTGCGCTGTCGTGCAAGGCGTGTGTGTAATGAACCGCCAGGGTGTCGTGATCGTCGTTTGTCCCGCGCAGTCCCACCACATTCCGGTGCAGAAGGCCGGCTCTGGGGGCAACAATGGGGGCATGCATCCCATTGATTCATAAGAAAAACCAAAAAAATCAATCACTTTTTTGCAGATAGTGGTTGACGCCCCAGCACGGCAAAAGCCGGCTCGTGTCGAAGCTGTTGCCGCCGTGGATTTTTGGGAAGCATCCGGACTGGCCGATCATCGCCGCAAGCTACGGGATCGACCTCGCCGAGGAAAACGGGCAAGCAGTGCGAGATGCGCTGATGTCGCCGGTCCATGCGGCGGTGTTTCCGGAGTCGCGGCTGGACGGTAGCTCGACCGCCAAGACCTACTTCAAGACGACCGAAGGCGGTCTGTACCTCGGCACGACGATTCGCGGCGGCGCGACCGGTTTCCCGTCCAAGGTCTTCATCATCGACGATCCGTTCAAGTCGCGCGAGGAAGCCGAGTCAGAGCGGGTGCGGGAGTCGACCAAGACCTGGTTCACCTCCGTCGTCTATCCGAGACTAGCGGAGGACTCGATCCTGATCGTCATGCACACCCGTTGGCATGAGGACGACCTGGCCGGCTGGTTGCTACGCGAACACCCGCAGGAGGATTGGGAGGTCATTCTGCTGCCGGCTCTGGCACTGGAGAACGACCAGTTGGGTCGTATGCCCGGGAAAGCTCTGTGTCCCGAACGGTTCAGCGAGGCAGCTCTGGAGCGAAAGCGAATCGTCAGCGGGAGCAGGGACTGGGAGGCGTTGTATCAGCAGCGGCCGGTCGCTGGCACGGGTGGATTCTTCAAACGAGAGTGGTTGCGCCACTACGACAGCTTGCCGATCCAGATCGCGCGGCCGATGAACCGCTACCTGCTGGTTGACCCTGCCGGCTCCAAGGGCAAGCGCAGCGACTACAGCGCGTTTGTGGTCATCGGCTTGAACACTGATGGCCGATACTATCTGCTTGAAGCCGTGCGCGATCGATTGTCGCTCAAGGAGCGCGCTGCGCTGCTGATTTACCTGCACCGCAAGTGGAAGCCGCTGAAGACTGGATACGAGAAATATGGCAAGGACGGCGACATCGAACACATCCATGGCGTGCAGGAGGCGGAAAACTACCGCTTCGACCTGGAGCCGTTGGGTGGGCAGATGGCGAAAGAGGACCGGATAGAGCGGTTACAGCCGGATTTCGAGAATGGGCGCTGGTGGCTGCCGAAGGCGCTGCCGCGCACGTTGTCGGACGGCTCACCGGTCGATGTGGTGGAACGGTTCGTCAATGCCGAATACCTGACTTTTCCGGCCGGGCTGCACGACGACATGCTCGACGCACTGGCTCGGATTTACGATATCGGGGCGAGGTTTCCGAAGCCTCCACAGGCTTTGATTTCCAGAAATAGAAATGGAAATTCAGGAGGTTTTGACTGGTGACTAGGCTTGTGTGTGTCCTGTTTCAAAGAGTTCGATATTCTATCCGTGTCCGATGCTTGGCAGTGTCAAGCTGGGGGGATCGTCGTGGGAAAAGACTTGGAAAAATGTTGAGATCAGCAGAATTGCAAGTGCAAATATGATGAATGCTGTCAACAATCCTTTATCATCGTCATGCGTGGATTTTTCAAGCTGTATCGTCTGTTCGGATGTCAATTTCAGTTTCTCGTCTAGCTCTTGCCGCAGGCTTTCGATCGATGAAAGTACGCTTTCGTCCTGATCCTTCATGGCTTTCAGGATGAGATCTATCTGATTCAATCTAACGATCGCGAATCCGGTCCCAGCGCCAAGGGCCGGGGGATTATGTCGGCTGGAATTCACGAGTTCAGCATGATCCATCAGCATCCTGGTGCAATGACGCGACCAGCCCAGATCGCGAGTCATAGACGGTATTTGCTTTACGTCGATGCCCATTTCTTCGTCAGCGACAGCCAGCAGGACCTCGTTTGTTACGGATAGTTGAAACTGTGTCATTCCGTTCTGTGTGTAGTCAAACGACCCATTAAGCACTTCCAATGACTTCTGAAGGAGTGTGGACATGGCGGATCCTGCGGTCTTTGGTTTTTGGCGGGTGTCAGAGCCGATCAATCTTGACGCCCAGATCACTCAAGGCGATGTAATGCCACGCATCATGTCCGGATACTTGGAAGGCTTCCTTGGCGACGCGGTCGGGGACCACTACCGTGACATCCTCGGCCGTGAACTTCAGGGTGTCGGTCTTGATTCTCCACTCCCGCTCCCAAGAGTGATCGACATCATACTTTTTTGAGAGATAAAACCGGACATGCCGGTACTTCATCGCATTGGGGAGCATGTTGTACTCGTTCGCAGGACCGTAAATGACGGGACGGCCGCCCCTGGCAAACAACCACTTCTTGCTGACGATGAGTCCGTAGGGCTGGTACTTGAATGCGTTGCTGTCGCGCACGGCCAAGATTTGCGACAGCTTGCTGATGGGAGCTTCAGAGAAGCAGACGCACTGATGCTTTCCCTTGATGAAGCCCGTGCCGCCTAGCAAAGCCTGGTCTTTGAGAATCTTGTCAAGCGTTCGCGCCGCTTCCTCGCGGTGCATCAGTGGATCGACCCCGATTCCCTTGGTCAGGTGCACCAGTTTATCGCTGATGTCGTCTCGCATGCCGTCCCCTGGTCGGTTCGTTTCCTGATGCCCGGAGTTCCCGGATGCCTGAGTATTCCCCAGCGCCCTTTGATCTGTCAAAAAGACGATTTTCCAGGCCCTCTGCCTGAGCCGCCCTCCACGATTGCATGTTCCCGGCATATTCCTTTTCTCAAGCCCAGCATGCACTGCTCGGGCGGGAACGTGCAGCCGATGAGTACAAGTTATCTCAGGAACAGCGCCTCCGCACCCGCCTCGGCCAGTACGTCGAAGACCAATACCTCGACGCGAAGCGGCACAAGGAGAACGCGGTCTGGCGGGGTGGGGTCAGCGTCCATGAGACCCTGATGCGCTGCCTGCGGATGCGCAACGGCGAGTACGACCCTGAGCTGGCGCGGGCGCTGGACGGAGTGGACGTCTATATGCCGCTGGCGAGCATGAAGGCGCGGGCGGCGGGCGCGTGGATTCGCGACACGCTGGCCAACGCCGAGGACAAGCCGTGGACGGTCGAGCCGACACCGCTGCCGGAATTGTCTGCGAGCGGCAAGCTGGCGGCCCGACAGGCGTTCTGGCTCGATCTGCAGCGCCAGGGTGTGATGCTGTCGATGCTGCCGCCCGGCATCGCGGCCGAGCGGATCAAGCAGTTGGAAGATGTCGCCGCCGAAATGGAGAGCGACACCGCGCGCGAAGCCTGCACGCGGATGGAGAAGCTGATCCACGACCAGTTGGAGGAGGGCGGTTGGCGCGAAGCGTTCGACGCCACCATCGACGACCTGACCGTGTTCCCCGCCGCCATCGTGAAATCGCCCATCGTCCGCCGGGTCTCGAATCCGAAGTGGACCGGCGAGCGGATCGTGATGCGCGAGGTCTCGCAGATCCGAGTGGAGCGCGTCTCGCCCTTCGACCTGTACCCGTCCCGCGACTCGACCGATCCGCAGAATGGCGGCAGTGTCAGCGAGCGTATGCCGATGACCGGTAAGGCGATCACCGACTGCAAGGCGCTGCCGCACTTCAGTTCCGAGGCTATCTCCGCACTTCTGACCCTGTATCCGACAGGCTACCGCGCTCAGACCTCGAACGAGACCGAGCGGCGACAACTGGAAGCGCAGGGCGGAGCTGCCTGGGGTGGTGACGATGGCCTGTTCGACATGATCGACTTCTGGGGTCGGGTGCCCGGGGCACTGCTGTTGGAGTGGGTCGCCTACGAAGGTCGCGACCCCGATGAGGCGTTTCCCGAGCGCGTCGACCCGGATCAGTTCTACGAGGTCAACGTCTGGCACTGCGCCGGGCTGGTGTTGCGCTGCCTGTTCAACCCGATGCCGACCGGCCGACGACCCTATGCCGTCACCAGCTTCAACCGTCTGCCCGGATCGTTCTGGGGCGAGTCGGTGGTCATGCTGCTGCGCGACCTGCAGCGGCAGGCCAACAGCGCGGCGCGGCGGCTGGTGCAGAACATGGCTTATGCCTCCGGACCCATCGGCGAGATCAACCTGGACGCGCTCGACGAGAGCGAGGACACGCCGAACGTGATCCGGCCCTACCGTGTGTTCTATACCCGCGGCAGTAACAAGGGCAAGGCGATCAACTTCGACAAGGTTCCGAGCGTCGCAGCCGAGCTGCTGGCGGTGTTCAATGCTTACTGGCGGCTCGCCGACGAGGTCTGCGGCATTCCGGCCTACAGCTATGGCGGGGCGACGCCTTCGCAGGGCGCGGCTTCGACCATGGGGGGGTTGTCGCTGCTCTACAACAGCGCGCTCAAGGGCATCAAGCAGGCCATCGGCAACCTCGACAAGTACCTCGTCGAGCCGGTGATCGAAGGGCTGTACCTGCTCAACATGCTGCTCTACCCCGACCAGAACGTGAAGGCCGACGCCACCGCGGCCGCCCGCGGCGCGAAGGGCATCATGGCCCGCGAGATGCGCCAGGCGCGCACCGTGGAGACGTTGCAGGCCCTGCAACCCTTCGCGACCGGACCAATGCCGATCATTCCCCGTATCGGCGTCGTGAACCTGCTGCGCGAGTGGCTGAAATTACAGGGCTTCGAGCCCGATCTGATCTTCGGCAAGCAGTTGCCAGAAGACCTGTTGCAACAACTGGCTGCGCAGGGCGTGACTGGACCCGCGGGGATGCCGCTTGGGGTCGACCCGATGGCGTCGATGGGCGGAGCGGTTGCCGCTCCGGTGTCGACCCAGCCCGGAACCACGATGCCAGGACTCGACGGCCGCCAAGCTCCCGTCGTGAACGCGCTGCGCAACGACCGACTCTGACCCTAGGAACCGACACATGAAGATGGACGGCGACGACATCGTGCCGGGCGACGCCGTGTTCGACATCGTGTATGGGCCCGGGATCGTGCATCGCATCGACCCCGTGCAGGGCGTGTTCTACGTCCGCTACGGCCAGTACGCGGCCGGGTATTTGCCGAGCGGCGTCAACGATCGCTCGCGCCGCCGGACGCTGTACTGGCATGACCCGGTGGTGTTTCTGCCGGCGAAGGATGTTCGCGTGTGGTCCCTGATGTTGCGCAGCTTCCGTGCGTTGTGGGCGGTGCTGGTGCGTTCTCCCTTGCTGGAAACGCTTGCGCAGCCGCCGTCGGGCGGTTCAGAAGGCGCGGCGTCAGGATCGACGGAGACCGGTCATGGCTCGTAATGGATTTCTCTATTACGGCGCATGGCCATCGGTGGCTGACGAGGTGCCGAATGTCGAGGTCACGAACCGTTGGGTCCTGCTGCGTTTCGCCGGGAGCGGCTGCGCGGAACTGCAATTCCTGATCCATCCGCGCATCAAGGACGCAGCGCAGGCCTGCTGTGCGCCGCCGAGCGCGCCGGAGTTGTGGGCGACGTGGCGGCGCAACGGCTGCAAGTCGGTTCTGTGCGGCCGCCACAACCAGATCGTGTTGGCCGAACCCGGTACGTATCGCGTCCAGGTCTGCCGCGGCGATCTCGATACCGTCGTCTACTGGACGGAAACCGATATCCCCATCGCGACGGCGCCTTCTCCCCATCTCGCACAAGGAGGCCCGTAATGGGCTGTTGCGACGAAACCAATATCGACGGTCAGACCGTCCGGAACATCACGTTAGTCAACGCCGAGATCGTCAACGGGCGGATGACCGGCACGATTATCGGAACCGATTGCGCGGGTCGCGATCTGCGTGCCGGTACCGCGATCGCGACCTGTGTGGATCTGCAGGCGGCCATCGACGCATTGCCAGAGTTTCCCGAATTCCCGGTAGTCATCGAGGTCCGACAGATCAATGTCCTGCAGGATCACCGCATACAACTGGTGATGAGCGATGGCACGACACTCGTCACCGAGACCGGCCCGGGCGTTTATACCGATCACGAACTCATCGAGGGCACAGGACTACTCAACGATCCGGTGCGTGGCGATCCCGAAAAGATTGCAGCCCTGTTCCAGACTTGTGCCGGTTCGCCGCATGAGCCGGGCAACACCATTCCGACCTGCGCCGAGATGGGGGAGGCCATCGAGGAGGCGCTGCAGTTCGAGCCCTGCGTGTTTCCGCCGCCGATGAGCGAGGCAGCGGAATTGCCGACCACGCTGTATGGCGGCCGTGCTGCGCTGCTCGGTATGCCGGTCGGCTTCCTGGACATCGGCGGATTCCGCGTGCCGCACTACGGGCGCTGCGAGCCCGGATCGCAGAACAACGTCGAGACATGAGGAGACGGACATGGCCGATCAACTCCCGATCAAGTACGACGAGGCGCGACATGCGCCGTTCGCTCCCGAAGACACCGTGCCCGCGGCCACGCTTGCGCTCGCGCAGCGATTGCGCGCCGGGCACGGCATCGCGATCACTGCCGATGCCGATGGCGGGATCACCATCATCAACATCTGCTGCCCGAGTGAAGGGCAACTCTGAGGCCCCATGCCAGACCGCAATCCGATCAAATACGAGGCGGGCCAGCACCTCCCGTTCGCAGCAGACGATACGTTGCCGTCGTCGGTACTGGCGTTGCTGCAGCGCGTTCGCGCAGGCGAAGGCATCGAAATCATCGACAACGGCGACGGCACGCTATCCATTGCCAATACCTGCTGCGATACTCCGCCGCCAACCGGCTCGGTCCACACCCTGACCATGACCCCGGTGCTGGCGAACATCCTCGAAGGGCAGGATGCATGTTGGGTGGTGGTGCTTGATGCCCCGGTTGAGGATGCACCGCTCTCGGTCGCTTTCAGCTTGGGCGGCGATGAACAGGGCATCCACGGCTATCCTGCGCCGACGGCGACTTTCGCTATCGGAACAAATTTCGCGACCATATGTGTCGAGACCTTGGACGACGCGATCGACGAACCGAACCGGCAGTTGATCCTGCAGCCTGTGTTCGGCCCACGACTGACTGGCTGGACACCGCCGGGCAATCACTTCGACACGATCATCGTGCTCGACAACGATGGGGAGGGAGGCGCCGGCTACAGCATCGTCAGCATGACGCCGCCTGCGGCGACGATCATCGAGGGTCAGGCCGCGTGTTGGGACATCGTGCTCAACCGCGTTGTCGACGACAGCCCGCTGACCGTCTCCCTTGCATTCTCCGGAGACGAGCAGGGCCAGCACCAGTATCCTGCGCCGATCCTGACGATTCCGGTAGGCGCCTTCGGCGGTCCGGTGTGCGTTGTCACTGTCCAGGATACCCTGATCGGGCCGGATCGCACGCTCACGTTGACCGCCTTTCCGGATGCGCGCGTCACGGCCGTGCCTGCGCCATCGTCGATCGCCGTGCGCGATAACGATGGCGAACCGATCTTCGGCGCGGGCTTGAGTGCGCTCGGCGACCTGTGCTGCGTCACACAGGGCGGGTCCGGCGCCAGTACCTCCTACACATTGCAATTCCTGCCCAGCGGCGCCGTCGTCCAGTCGAGTAGCTGCGGTATCGACGAGATCTATCCCGGTGGCTGGGTACAGGGCACTTTCAATCCGGCCGACTACGAGATCGAGGTCCGCAACGCCTCGGACGAGGGCGACATCGGCGGCATCGGTGTTTGGCTCAATCTTGGCGTCGCGCGCACCTTCACGTATGTCTACACCCTCGCCGGTGGTGTGTCGGGCGGTCGGTTCGTGATGACCCGGCTCAATTTCCGTCGCGCCAGCGATCAGCAACTGATGTTCGGCCCTGCCCAGGTTGGCGTGGTCCAGTTGGGTGTCAATACGGAGTGCGTCTGATGGCTTCGATCTTCGATCCTCCCGCGCCCGTGTGCGGCCGGCCGGGGTCCTGTGGCGCGATGCCGGCCCGCGACCCGGCCGTCTATCTTTCGCCTTCCAGCGAGTCCGTGGAGTCGCCCGAATTCGAGGTAGTCAGCGGCCGTGCGATCGTGCGCGCGTTCGATCTCAGCGTTGGCGCCATCCGCATTGAAATGGTGCATGGTCATGCGGAAGCGAAACGCTACGCCATGGCCATGCAGCAAGGCATCGGTTGGTTGTTGACGCCGACGCATACGCTCACCGTGATCGACGTGCCCGGCCGCTATCGCTTGGTCGCGACCGGGATCGCGCTCGGCCCGCAGATGCCGACCGTCGTCGTGACCGATGCGCCAGCGGGGAGGGCATCGTTGTGATCGGATTCGCGCGAACGCAGATCGACGCCCTGTCCGCCGTCTTCGGCCGGATGGCGACCACGCATCCCAACCTGTATCTCGCCTTCGTCTCTGCTCTGCGCGATGCAGACCGAGCCGCAGCAGACGCCGTCGTTGGCGAGGAAGACGCCGACATGCTTCTGCGCCGCCAGGGCGCGGCGCGTCAGTTGCGCGCCCTGCTGGTACTGGCGACTGTGCCCATTGCGCCGATGCGCATCGAAGACCGCGCCACTGCCGCGAGCCTGCCGCAGGTGTAAGCCTTCCGTTCTCCCGTGTCACCCGTGCAAGGCCAACGCCGAGCCTGCGTTCAGCTCAATCGGCCCCGCCCGCCCCGCCACTGACGTGCGGCGGAATTCTGGAACACCCATGCGTCTGCCGCAATGCGCGGCGCCAACACCCGAATCCGCGTCGTCATGCGCGGGCTGGACTGGCGTCGCGCGTGGCGGTGCGCGCGTGGACTCCCAAAGAGCCCAACCATGACCACACCCCATGTCTTCACCCTCGAAGCCCTGCAAGCCCGGGTCGCCGCAGACACCGGCGAATCCTCGGCCGCGTCAACACCTGCATCGACTTCCGCGACACCGACACCGCTGACGCCCGGATCGACCGCAGCTCCCGCTGCGACACCGAATCCGGGCAGCGCGTCGACCGCAGCCGATGGTGGCAGTGAGGGTTACGTCGATCTGGATGCTTGGCGCATCGACGATGCCGAACCAATGCCGCGGTCATCCGCGCCGACCGATGGTGGCTTCGAGACGCGCTACCGCGTCCTGAAAGGGAAGTACGACGCGGAAGTCCCGCGGCTCCAGGCCCGCATCCGCGAACTCGAAGCGCGCACCGCCTCACAAGACGCCGGCATCCTACGGCAACTGCAGGCGCAAGTGGAGACGCTGACAAGCGAACTGGAGACGCTGCGCAGCGCGCGCGCAACGTCCACGCCTTCTGAGCCGGCAAATACCGCCTTGAGCGACTCACCGGCGACAGACATCGACGATGATCTCGCGTTCGAGTACGGCGAAACCGGTGCGCGCCTGATCCGCGACCTCCGCCAACAGGTCGCGACGCTGCAGCAACAAACCGATGCGCGCATCGGCTCGATCGAAGCCCGCGACGCGACTCGGACACGCGACACGTTTCGCAGCCGACTGGTCGAACGGCTGGGCGAGGACCGCACGGTGTTCGACGAACCCGAATGGGCCGACTTCGTGCAGCAGCGCAACCCATACACCGCCGGCAAGAGCTACAACGCCAGCCTCATCGAAGCCGATGCGGCCGGCGACATCGACACCATCGTCAACATCGTCAAGGCGTACCGACAGGTCGGCGCGACGGCTCCGGGGCCTCGCCCCGACCCGTTCGACGCATTGGCCGTGCCTGCGCGCGTACAGGCGACCGGCGTCCCCGCTGTGGGGCAACGGTTCCGGGCCGGCGATCTGGACGCGATGGTGAAGAAATGGCAGCGCGGCGAAAAAACCTTCGCCGAACTGCAGGCATTCGAGCGCGCCTTTACCGCCGCACAGCAGAGCGGTCGCGTCGATCCATGAGTCGATCACCGATGCATTGCTGATCGCCGACCCTCTGCGGCGGGCCGGGCGCTTCCCCCCATTTTCTGAGGAGCGCTTCCGATGGCGATTCCCGCCGCCTCCGGCTACCCGCAATACTCGGGCAGCCTGATCCAACCGCAGTTCTACAACCGCTTTCTGATCCGGTCCTACGCGGCCACGATCCTGAAAGACATCACCACCACCAGCTACACCGGACAACTCGAACAGTTCGGCGACAGCATCACCTTCCAGCGTGAACCGGTCGCGACCGTCCACCGTTACCAGAAAAATGCCAGGCTTCTGACCAACACCCCGGAAGTCGAAAGCACCACGCTCACCGTGGACGAAGGCTTCTACTGGAACTACAAGCTCGATCGCGTGGACATGAAGCAGATCCGCAATGTGGATCGACTCATCAAGTCTCTGGAGGACAGCGGCGGCCGTACCGTCGGTTACGCGCAGGAAAAATCGGTGCTGGCGAAGATGATCCGTCATGCAGCGCCGTACAACAAAGGCAGCAACGCCGGCTCGATCAGCCGCAACATCAACCTGGGTCGGGTAGGCGCCCCGCTGCAGATTACGGGCGCCAACCTGCTGGAGTTCATGGCCCGTTGTCGAACCGTCATGGGCGAAGCCAATGCCTTCGAGGCCGGGCAGATGTTCATGATCCTGCCTGACGCAGCGCAGACCGCGTTGTTCACATCGCCGCTGGCCAGTGCGTATATCACCGGTCTGCCGCGCAGCTTCATTGTGGACCCGCGCGGGAACACGATGGGCGCGCTCGCGCCGGCCGGCTTCCAGCTCATGGGCAGCAACTTCGTGCCGACCGTGCTGGATCAGACTGCCAACGCACAGTGCAGCTTCGTGATCTTCGGCCAGCGCATGGCCACGGGCTACGTGCAGCAGTTGCAGGACGCGGATGTCATCAAGTCCGAGCACTTCTTCGGCTCGTACTTCCGCGGGCTGTCGATCTTCGGCCATAAACCGCTGTTCCCCGAACATCTGGGCGTCGCCTACGTTCGGTTCAATTGATTGCAGGCGACTCATCCACAGAGGAAACCACCATGGCACATCATCATCTGTATCACGGGGGCGGGCAAACCCCGCAGGACGTGTTGTTCCCGCAGAACGTGGCCGGCTGGGCCGGCGATGCTTGCGCGGACGACTGTCCAATGTCGATCGATCCCAATGCCCCCATGACCACCGAGCTGCTCGATGCGGTCCGGACCGAAGCGGCGGGCCACAAGATCCATGTGGCCTATGGCCTTTCGCGAACACTGGACTTCTATCCGGCGCTCATCGATACCGGGTACACCCTGCGTCAGGACTGCCTGCTTCCGACCGAAAACACCGGCCGGCTTCAGGTCGGTCTTCAGCAGTACCTGGCCTGCCATCCGCTGGCCGAAAACGACACGATCTATCCGGTCGTGATCCCGCCGGACTGCTTTCTGCTCGGGGTCTACTGGAAGGTCGAAGTCCCGGAGGAGGGGGTGGCCTTTACTCTCGGGTCGGTCCGGGAGGGCATCCCCTCCACGGAGATCAACGGGGGTGTGGTCGCATCGGGCTGGGTCGCGGTCGGGAACTGGCTTTCGCGAGCCGATGCATTGGTCCTGATCGTCAACACGCTTCCGGCCGAGATCCTCACCCGGTTGCGCTTGACCGTTTCGGCGGTCGTTCTGCGCCCGGACACGGGCAATTGACCGGCAGCGTATGTGCTGACTCCGGTGTTACCGTCAAGTGGCCCGCAAACCAATGGAGCGGGTATCCCAAATCGGTGTCGCCGGCATCTCCTGCCGGTAACGCCATCCCTGTTTTTCGACGGAATACAAGGAGTTAGTCATGATTTTCAAGGTTGCTTCAAGAACGCGCGGTCTCACGCTCATCGGCCTGATGGCTGTTCTCGCGACCCCGGTGGTCCATGCAAAGTGCGGGTGTCCCAGCGATGGGGCCGGGGCTCCGGCTGCCCAATCCGGTCTCGGCCAGGAGTTCCCGGTTGCGCCGGATCTCGCAGCGGATGCCGCGTGGCAGGTCTACGAATTCCAGAGGGACGGCATTCGCTATACCCAGATCAATGACCAATACGGCAATGTCCGAGCGGCCGTGGGCCGTATCGGCGACACGTTCTGGACCATGCCAATCGGGAGCGATGTCGATCGCGTGACCATCCAGGCGGAAACACAGCCGGCTGGCGTGCCCAAGGTCCTGTTCCGCTCGGAAGACGTGGAAGTGATCCTGTACCAGGATGGCGCGACCCAACGCTGGCAGGTGCGCACACCGTCATCTTTCTGACGGCAGGACCTCGTCTGCTGTGGGAGCCGATTCGTCAGTCGTCGGCTCCCATAGCATCACATGGACGCAGTGAAGCTGCTTGCGCGCCATGGCGCCTCCATACGCCTTGACTCTCCGTTCGAGATCGATCTCGGCCATCGCACCGGATCGTGTGATCTGAGGCGAGCCTGCGTAGTTTGCGATGACCTTGAACACGATACCGCGATGTCCGCGCCGTTTCCATGTGCGCAGTTTGACGACGTATTGCTTCGGTGCGCTTTGGGCGAGCACCGTAAAGGCATTGCAGATACAGCGATAAGCGGTCAGTTGCAGGTCGACAGAAAGAGTGCGCGGCATGCCGACTGCGTTAGAGTAGATGACCTCTGCATCTCCCGCCCAGAAATCGGTGAAGGCATCCGGAAAAATGACGCGATAGAGTCCGACTTCTTCGATCTTCAATGGGTAAATCGCAGCGGCGCGACTCTCGAAAGATTGCATGTGTTCTACGGTTGCGCTGTTCAGTAGCATCGCTTCCGTGAATTTGCCCTGCGCCCTGTATAGTTCGACCAGTTGTGTCCGTTGCTCGTGCATGTAGACATGCATCTGCGCCATGAAGAGCACCTGTTCACGCAGGTTGTTTTCGCCGATGAAAAGGCTGGAGCGAGTCATTTCCAGGGCGCGCTTTTCGGAAATGCCAAGCTGCCTCGCGCGGTTGTAGAGTAAAGAAATCTTCGTTCCAATCGCCAGAAGGACGATCGCGGCGATGGTCAATGCGCACTGGACGACAAAGACATCAAGGTCTCGGGTGGCTTCTTCTCCTGTATAGGTCATGGTCTGCGCGATCGCGAGGTTGACCATGAACACGCCGGCTGCCGCCCCTCTCCATCCGTGCAGAAGCGTCAAGCCTGCCGCCGGCAGAAACATCAACATCATCAGGACTTGCCTTGATGTCATGCTGAAGTCGTAAAGAGAGATCGCTGCGTAGATTCCGACGACCAGCAGAACTCCGATTCCGGTGTCGCGAATGAAGATGCTGCCTTTCAACTTCCGGTGCTTGCCCATCGTGAAGAAGTAACCCGGGAGCGCGAGGAGCAGAATCCCGAGGTAATTCCCGACCGCAAAGTTCGAAGCCTTGTCGAAAGTATCGAAGGAAGACGGGCCGGACAGGACGGCGTTGATGGCGACGTTCCCGAGCGTCCCCCAGATGGCCAAGGCAATGCCCGCGGCAGGGAGCCACGATACCTGCCGTTCTAGGGTAGGCAGAAGCCTTCTTAGCGACAATACGGCGGAAGTGACCCAGGGCGCGAGCAAGAACGGGCTGAGGTAAGCCCAAGTCGCTCCATAATCACTGGCCATGGGGGCTCGGATGATGAGTAGAGCGGCAGCGTCGCCGACCAGCAGATAGGGCCAATATCGCAAGGGGGCGAGCAGAAAGACCGTCGCCCGCAAACCTGCCGGGAGGAACCACTGGTCAAAGGATGCTTGCCACAGAAGCCAATAGGCCGCGCAGTAGCCCGCCGACGCTGACAGGCCTCTGCCGAACATGATCCATCTGTTGCCTTCCATGCCTCAGTTCCCCTGCGTCCTGGCGCCGCTTGCCGGTCCCGAATTTGTGGACTGCTACGGATCGTAAAGCAAACTGCGCCGGAAGTCGCAAGCTTGCGGGCTTTCAAAGCCAGCCCACAACCATGCCATGCAGATGGAGATCAGCCAAATCATCGCCATGGACTTCGATGCGCTCGACTTCAGAGCTATGGGCAGCCAGCAGCAACTGATCTCGCCTGACGAAGATCCGGCGGACATCAGATCGTCCCCAGAGGGTGAATGCATACACCGCCCCGTCCATGATGTCGGCATGGCGGGTGACGCGCGTATCGATGAGCAGCACGCAGTCCCGCTCGATCAGCGGCGACATGGCCGCATTGGGCTGCAGAGCCCAGCGGCAGTCATCGACAGGTGTGGTCCCCAGCTTCCGACGCGCAATGACTTCAAGGAGATAGCAGTCGTCCATAGCTTCGGGTCGACCGAAATCGGCGAGCCTCGGGATACGGACGTTGCCGCTCGGTATCGGTGTTGATCGATTTGCAGAATCAATCGAAAGCCCAGCTTCGATCACTTTTGCATATGCGCTGCTGATCCTTTCCGGCGGCACTTCGAGCACGGCGGCGAGCGTGGGCGCGTAGTGCGCCGGCACTGGTCGACGACCGTTCTTCCACTGCGAAAGGCGGTTCGCAGTCGTGCCGACCTGCTTGGCGATGAAGTCACCACGCATGCCGGAGTCGTCGATGGCGTCGGAAAGAGCCTGGGCGAAGGAATCCATGGGAGCCGGGTCGGAGAGGAGGGGCGGCAGGGATTAGACGACGTGAGCCGGGAGATGTAAAGACCACGGTTGCATTATAATAAACCAATGGTGTATTTTGGTCCCTGAGTTATGACGGGCGGGGTGGCCCTGCCATGTCGCGCTCACTGAACAGGGAGCTTGGACGCATGTTGGTGATGACCTGCAAATTGGGAGGGGTGGTCCATGTCGGCAATGACGTGCAGGTCGCGGTCAGCGGACGGGAAAAGGATCGGATCGCGGTCAGCGTATTCGCGCCCGTTGGGTCGGAACTGCTTTTCGATGGTGCGACGATCAGTCCTCTATCGATGTCGAATGACAGACAGGCTTACTACTTCTCGCTTCGACGTGTCCGCCGTTTTCGTATCGACGACATCCTCATCGCGATCTGGCTGCCTGGCGATGTCGTATCGCTGGCTGCAGACTGCGTGGACTGTGTTCATGTCGGGATTGCGACGCCCGCAGCAATTCGTGTCAGTTACGAGCACACGGGCGATGCCGATCCGTCAGATATGGCACAACAGTGGGCAATGCCACGGCAGGAGAGCACGCGATGCTAATCCTCACGCGCAGGGTGGGCGAGACGATATACATCGGAGACAGTATCTGTCTCACCGTCTACGACAAGCTGTGCTACCACGTCATGCTGGGTGTGCTCGCGCCCCCTTCGGTACCGCTGATCGTCAACGGCGTGAAAATGCGAGGCGCGGCTCTGGGCGACGGGACCTCTTTCTATCTCCTCACCCTGCTAAGCCAGGATCGCTTTGAGGTGGGAGACGCAGATGTCAGCGTCTCGTTCAAGCCGACATATCTAGGTTTTTCGGCACTGCGCAACAGGCAGGTGCGCATCGGGGTAGTCGCGCCTCGATCGATAGCGGTAGATCGCGAAGAAATCCGTCTGAAGAAGCAGATCGCGGCAGGGAAATGCCCCCCGCAGATCACGATGGGCGAATGGATGCGGCATGTGAACCTGTCGGCCTCTCCCCGCGCAGCGGCATGAATGCGGCGACAGACAATCTGTATGCGACCGGATAAGTGGTGGTGGTCGTGGCGAAAAAAATGGCCGCAGATACTGGAATGGTCGGGCAAATGCGCTCTGGCGGCGGCGCTGTGGGTGCTGTGCTGAACAAGCGGTACCGATCAAGCACGCGATCATGAATCATTTGGTATTGCAAACCAAGCAGAAACCTTAATGGGGGAAGACATGGGCGGGACGCAAGGCCGCGACGTTACAAGTCACAGGAGAATCAAATACATGCTGGCGGGATGGCTGACTGCGCTGCTACTCATATGCGTGATGCCGGTCGCGTCTGCGCAGGACGCTGCCGGCGAAAAACATGCGGATATTGTGAGGCTGATGAAACTTACGAATGAGGAGGAGAGCTTCAGGCGGATGTATCAAATGATGTTCGAGGAAACGGAGAAATCCATGCGCGCTGGAGAAGGGGGCGACGACGCCGGCGCGTCTGCAAAACCCCTCTCACGGGATTACAGGGCCGTTTCTGAGCGTGTCATGGAGAGAAGACTTCCGGAGTTGATGGAGATCATGGCCGCGCTTTACGACCGGCACTATAGCCGCGATGACATCAGAGGACTGATTGCATTCTTTTCGTCTCCGTTGGGCCGCAAGCTGGTCGAAAATTCACCGAAGCAAATGCAGGAGAGCTATCGTCTCGGTGTCGCATTCAGCAGATCGATGGGCGAGGAAATCTGGCAGGAAATCATGTACATTCAGCGCGGCAGGCAAGGGGCGATGCGCGAAGATATACCGAATGTTGTTTTCGGGAGCCCGTGAACGAAATCGAGGACCGTCTATGGCAGTAATGTGTATCCGAATGCCGCCTTGAAACAGGGAATGGGTATCTCGAAACGGATCGTATCGATGAGAAAAGGGCGATACCGTCAATGAAACCGCCTCCTCTACTCAAAAAGGAACTGCATGTGAAGGCTCTGCTGGTTGTTGTCCTATTGCTGGTGCAAATGACAATCAGCGGCTGCCTGCTGGAGCCGCTGCCTCCTGCCGCCAAATCGGCGCACACCCGCAGCCTGGAGACGTGGTACCCGGACAAGGGCGCCCAGGCATTGGCGGTCGCCGCGGAATTTGGCGATGCCGCCGAGGTGCGTCGGCTGATGAAGGAGGAGGGCGTCGATCCGGACAAGCATTTCTCGCCCGAAGGCATGCCGCTGCTGGCGTGGCCGATCTTCACCAAAAATCCGGAGGGGTTGAAGGCGATGCTGGAGAACGACGCAGATCCGAATGCGGCGTTGCCTTATCCCGTGTCGCCAGATCGTCCCGCGCGGAACAATGACAATGCTCTGGTATGGGCAGCGAAGCAGGAAGACCCCATCTATCTGCGTCATCTGCTCGATCACGGCGGCGATCCGAATACACGGAATGTCAACAATGAGACGCTGCTCTTTCAAGCCTTTATCTGGCAGGACCAGTGGCAGAACGTGCAGCTACTGGTTGAGCGTGGGGCTGATGTCAACGCCATCACTGGCATCGGGACAATTCTTCATAATTATTCTAGCCGTGGTGCGTTCAAGAAAGCTTACTGGCTGCTGCAAAAGGGAGCAGACCCAAATCCTAGAAATTTTTTGCCGCCGGGCCAGAGCCACCGATCGCTGATAATGGAGTCCATTTTCTGGAAACCCATGGATCCGGGAGAAGGACGGGAATGGCAGATCAAGTGCCAGCAGTGGGTGCTGAACAAGGGATTCAAGCGCCCCCCGTTGCCGGACCACTACCGGCGGGATCGGGAGGCATTCGGATTTGAAACAGACGAGTCGAAAGTCCTGTTGCCAGAACTCGATGAGGGGAACCCATGACGTCCCCCACAGAGCTGGAACACCGTCGCGTCCTCCGTGAACGGCTGCAATCCATTGGGACACCAGAGGCACTGGCCGATCTGCAGAAGCTACAATCGTTGCACTACGACGCTGAAATGTCCTACCTGGGCCAGGACGTCTACCTTTCTGCAGCAGGCGAAGGTCAGCCACCGGCGGGATGGATACGCGGCAGTGAAAATCTTGATCTTTTGCGCCAGCAAGTTACTGCTTTTTCGCATCTTGACAATGATGCGATCACGAAGTATCTGAAGCCAGAGCGATCAGGTTTCCGCGCCGAGATCTACCTGCCCGATCTGGAGATTCTTGGGCCGGGCTTCAAGCCCACGGTGGCCTTCAAAGGGTCTTCCGGGCCGATCGAACTCGCGGACGGCACCACGCGCGACACGACGCTCGAAGACTTCGCAGGCATCAACGGGCCGCAGACGATAGGCTCGCGTACCGACTACTACGATCGCGCAATGGAGCTGGCGAGAGATTTCAGGCAGTTTGGAGTGCGTGTCGATTACACCGGCCACTCTCTCGGAGGGGGCCTGGCCTCGGCGGCCGTATCGGTCAGCGGCGAACGTGCCGTGACGTTCAATGCGGCGCCGCTGCATCCCGATACCGCCCGCGATTTTGTCGACCGCAATCCAGGTGCGCGACTCTACGATCCGAATGCGCACATTCTTGCCTACCAAGTCCAGGGCGAGGTGCTCAGCGATGGCGTGGTCTACAACGTCGATCGCCTGGATGCGTTCCACAACCGGCAACTGGCCGAGGTGATGCGGCACAGTGCGACCATCCTGCAGAACGTGCCCGACGAGGTGCGCGACGAGCTGAAGGCGCGGGTCGAACACATGATGCCGCCGCATGCGCGCGTCTCGTTCGGTGCGTTCGTGGACCAGTTGGCGACTGGCGACACCGAAACCTTGCTGCGCGACATGCCGCTGGCGTCGGGGCGCGTGGTCCCGATGCGACCGATGCAGCGCAGCGACCCCGACGACCCCAATAGCGCGCTGGTGCCGCGTCCGGACGTGCCGAGTTTCTCCGGTGTGTCCAGCTTCGCTGGTCCGTTGCTGGACCTCGCGCATCGTGAGGCAGCGGCGGCGCGTGTGGGCAATGAAGTCGGTGAGTGGGCCGAAGTCGGCGGCAAGCTGTATGCATCGTCGTTGAATGCGCAGAGCGATGGCGTGCGCGCAGCCGCGAACCTCGCGGGTGAGCTTCAGGCGCAGGCAGGCCGTGCCCTGGGGCGCGCGACCGCGGCCGGTGTGCGCACCAGCGGCGAGGCTTCGTCGGATGTCCGCGAAATCGCCGGCACGATCGAGGCGTCTATCGATCTGCTTCAGGGCGAAGTGAGGGCGCGCAGTGCGGCAGCCGGGGCCGGCGTCCTGCGCAACATCGGCGATATCGACCTTCTGCCGGACGGCCTACAGCGTTGGGCGGACCGCCGTGCGGACGATCTGCAGCGTGACGGCACCGAGGCGCGACAGCGCAATCGGGCCGAAGCCGGTCAGGCACTGCGCGACGCCAACCAGGACGCCGCAGCGATACGGCAGAACGCGGACGCCGTGGCCGATGTGCTGGACACGGTGGCGGTGAAGGGTGCACGACTGCAGGGTGATGCCACGATCTACGCGGGCAAGTCGCTGAGTGAAGTACTGGAGATCGCCAGTGACAGGCTGGCGCAGGTAAGCGAGTATGCGCCGGTAGCAGGCGCGGCTGCGGTTGCGGGCTATGCGCTCAAGGAGAATGCCGTCGCAGCGCATGCCCTACCTGGTGCGGCCCCCAAAACGGCTTATGTGGTAAGGGAAGGCATCGGAAGCGGCATGGAGTCGTTCCAGCGGCACCTCAACGATACGGTGGTACCGAGTGTGGAAGCGAAGGTGGAGGCATACGAGTCCGCGCTGATGGCGAAATACCCTTCGCTGGCGTCGCCCGGGAAAAAGCCGACGGAGACTGAGTCGGAGGCGCTGCACGGCGAAGACACCCGGACCCCGCCGCAACCTTCGCTGCTGAACGAACCCGGGCACGCCGCGCACCTGCTTTACCTCCAGGCACAGACTGCATTGTCGAGGATCGAGACCGCGCCCGGTATGGGGCTGACGCAGCACGAGCGCGCGACATTGGGCGCCTCCGTTGTCGCCGAGGCGTTGTCCGCCAAGGGATGGAACTTCTCCGGCATCGATCATGTCGTGCCGAGCAGCCGCATCGATCCGCAGACGGGACGCCCTGAGACCCTGTTCATCGTACAGGGAGATCTCGACAGTCCGGCGCACCGCAGAATTCCGATCAATCTGGAACATGCGCTCTCGCAGTCGATCGAGCAGTCATCGGCGATTGCGCAAAACGTGCAGATGACTCGCCAAGAGGCGCTGACTCAGGAGCAGGCGCGAACCGAGGCGGCAGGTCTGGACAGCCCGAGTGGGCCGGTGATGCGGATCGGTTCGCGAACGATGGCTCCGCCTGCCGATAGCGGCGGCGATGGCGGCGGATGACAATGCTGCGTTCCAAGTGAACGAAATTCTACCCGGCCCTGCGTAAGCGGGGCTTTTCTTTTGTCCAAAGGAATCTTTCATGAACGATCAATCCCCATCGGCGCCTGCCCAGCAGGCAGATAGGCAGGTGACGAACTTCGGTTCGCCTCAGATCCTGATTCCGGATACACAGCCGGTGTCCTTGGACATGCATCGCAATCTCCACCACACGGGGGAGCCGATGATGGTATTCCAGGACGAACACGGACACCTTTACCCGCGCGACGACGAGTTCGAGTTGATTCCCGGTCTGACTCCGGGCTTCACGACCAACGGTGTCGATTTCGAGCCGGCTGGGGATCCGATCCGAAAGGTCGGGACCATCCTCACAGTGCCCACAATCGAGACCGATGTCATGGGCAATCCCCTTGGCATCGCGACCAGTGGCATCGAAGGCGGATTCGAGGATGTGTTCAACCGCACGGGACAGGCGGCACGTAGTGCAGTGGCCAAGCGCAACGAGAGAATCGATGGTGGGGAAAGCGGGGCGCAATTGCTGTGAGCGGATACGCCAGACATCTGATCCTGGAGGTCTCACGGCTCCTCAACGATGCAGAGCCCGGTTATGCGCATACCCGCTGGCCTCGCGAGGATCTTCTGGAGTACCTCAACGATGCGCAGCGACAGGTTTACCTGTATCGGCCAGAGTTGTACGCGAACACTTCGGAACTGACCTTGTCGCCTGGCGCGCGACAGGGACCGTTGCCTGAGGGATGCCAATTGCAGAAGATTATCGGGTCGACAGGCAAGGCCGATCGCGCGCGCAAGGTCGATGACGGACTGTTGCAGGCGTTCGCAGGTACCGGATGCGCCCCGATCAGTGTCTGCGGCGACTACAGCGTACGCGGCTACAGCTTCACGCCGCAGGACCCGATGGCGTTCTTCGTCGATCCTCCCGTGCCGGAGGATGGTCGGACCTATTCCATCGTTCTGGTGTGCCAGCAAGCCCCCGAGCCGATTACGGTCGCGCACCTCGACGATGCAGACCCGCGCAACGGCCGACTGGTGACGCCCGCGCGCATGCATAATGCGCTTGTCGAGTGGATGCTGTACCGCGCCTACAGCGTCGATATGGAGTCGCCGCAGTCCTTCGGCAAACAGGACTCCCATCGCCAGCACTTCTACGCGATGCTCGGCGTGTCCGAAGTGAAGGAACGGCTCGTCGCCGTCTCGCAGGCAGGGCGCGCGCCGGAAGGGGCGCAGCCGTGAGCTGTGGACCGGGGTTCACCGACTTCACGCCGTTCCTGGCGAGAGTCGTGGCCGCCGCGCCGGGGTTGCCGGATGTGGCGGCGCACAGCTACCTGCGCGATACGGCGATCCGCTTCTGTGAAGCAACCGGCTGGCTGGAGCGCGAGGTGCGATTGCCGATGGCCTGCGGGGTGCGCGATTATCCTGTCGTGCCGGCGGAGTGCGAGCGTGTGGTCCGCGTGATCGCGGTGTCTATCGGATGCGATCCGCTCGATCCGCGCCGCGACGTGATCGAAACGGGCTGCGGCTTCCGGGTGGAAGCGTTGGAGACGCCGGATGTGTCGGTCTGGACCGATCGTGACGGCGATGCCTGCGACACCTTGCGCGTGCGTTATGTGGCTGCCCCGCGCCACGATGCGTGCCGACTCGATGCGCGACTCGCCGAGGAGTGGGGGCGTGCGCTTGTGGAGGGGGCGCTCGCAGACGTGCTGCTCTTGCCTGGACAGTCGTTCAGCGATCCGCGTTTAGCGACCATCTACGGCCAACGTTTCGATGCCGAGATCCTGCGCGCCCGCACGCGCCGCTTACGTGGTCGCACAGGCGGCGCGCGGATGATGGTGTTGGAACGCGGCGATTTTGCGGTGTAGGAGAACGGCATGGCGCGTCCGCTGATCGTCGAGCCGAATACCGAACGCCTGCAAGTCGTGTTGATGCGCGACTGCGCGACCGTCGATGCGACGAACGTGACCTTGACCGTCACCCGCAAGGGCGAAAGCGTGTGTCAGCCCGTGCTGGACTGCGCGGATGCCTGCACGCCGCCGTGCCCGCGCGCGCATGACGTAACGGAAGGCCGCTGGGGCGGATGTGGTGGCTGCGGGGAATCGAATTGCGACGACTGTGGCAAGTGCTCGCCGACGCTCGCGTCGTGTCGCCCTTGCGAGGGCGCGTTGCCCGTTGTCGTGCCGTCACCCTCGAAGACCTACACGGCGGTATCCGTCGTGCGAGGAGTCGCGACCTTCGTTATCGACCATGATCTGACCGAAGCGCCGGAAGGGTGGTATCTCGGGCGCGTGGCCGTCGCCGGCTGTGAGGTGGCGTCCATGACGATCTGGGTGCGGTGCGGCGGGATGACAGCGCGAGCGGTGAGCCGAGCATCGGTCACAGATGTGTAGGGCGGGGTCGTTCCAATTCGATCCGATCGCGCAAGTGGTCATGGAACGGTTGTCTGCCGAGTCGCTGAAAGAACTCGTCCAGAAGTGTCGTCGCAGTGCCGATGGCCCAGGCCGCGCAGTCCGGCGAAAGGAATCGTGGAATGTAGTGCCCTGGTGGCGGCAGGAACACAAATTCTGCTTGCATGCGTGAGAGAAGCGTGGATTTGTTGAGCGCCTTGTCTCCGATCATATGGTCGGAGCCATCGTCAAGCCAGTCGTGCGTGTAATGCACGAGGCGGTTGCGCAGCTCCATCAGCGTCTTGGCCGATTGCCAGCGCGGATCGCTCTTTGGAATGCACTGGGCGTTATGCGCCATGAGATATGTGTTCAAACGCTCCAATGCGCCGCTTCGCTCGTCGCTCTCACTGATTTCGTTGACGGTGGCTTCCAAAAACGCGCCAGCGGAAATCACGGCGGCCGAGACGTGTGCGCCCAGGGCAATCGCAGTCTCCTCCGTGCCATCCAGCGTTATGCCAATCGCTTGACGCGCGTGGAATGATGCCGCTTGCGCATGATGAAGTGAGAAGAAGGTTCGCAGGAGAATTCCGAAAGAGCCTGTCATTGTCATGTCGTTGTCTACAGATTTATTCCGCCCCCAGCATGCGCTGGAGCCGGATGATTGCCATATCCAGCTCGCCATTGGGCATGGTGGCCGCAGTAAACGGAGCTTGGATCATCGAGCCATCGCCTTCTTCGCTGAGGCGAAGTTGGACGCCGGCAATCTCCAGCGCCTTCTGCAAGGCGTCGACAATGCCGTCTACGGCTGAGATTCCTTGCCTGTCGTGCCGCGCCTCCCATGCTTGTCGCAATGCGTCATGCACGATCGGAACGGCAGGGCATAGCTCGTCGTCAACGCAGGCAGGGGCAAGCGTCTTGCGGTCGGTCTCTCGATCCAGTCCGTCAAGATGGCCGAGCAAATAAGCCAGCATCTTGATGGGCGTGGCGATGGCGGTCAGCGTTTCGGTAAGAAGCTGTCCGAAATTCCCATGTTTGCGAAAGCCTTTGATGCCCTCGCGGGCACGTCCAACGGCGCCGGGCATTGAGATTTCGACGCTCTTCGCGTAGTTCGTCGTCACCTGGTCTCCGGAAATTCTGGCACTCAATCGACAGGCGGCGTATTCCTCCCAGATCGTGTACGCGGCCTCGCGCATCGCATGCACAACGCCGTCGCTGCTGAGTGGTGCGGGCGTAACCTCCAGGTTGTATTCGACGAGCCAGAGCATCACGTTCACATGCGCCAGTTCGTGCGCGAGGATGTTGGCCGTGGACAGGAACAGGGGATGTTCTAATTCCGCGAGCGGGTGCAGAACCCCGGCGTCGATGACGATGTGCGCTTTGATGCCGTCGTCGCGAAGAACGCGGAGCAGTTTGCCGACGCCGACGAGTCCGCCTTCTTTGGTGTATCCCTTCGCGACCGACGACTCGTAGCCGAGGTCGACGGAGTTCAACGCATCGTCGTAGTTGAAACCGACCGTCACGCCTTCGAGTAGACGCAAGTCCATGAATCGACCGCACTCGACAACGAGGTAACGGAGGTTGTCGGCGAAGCGTTCGTTCCACTCGTGATCCGAATCCAGTGCGCGCAGATTCAACGTGGTCGTTGTCGGGACCGTCGATGGTGGCAGGGGCGGTTCCATCGTTTTCCCATCGTCTGCCTCCGGCTGCACGGACGTGTTCATGTCCAAGGTGTCCTTATGGGTGGCCGGGGACCGGCCACCGCCCCCGTAGAGCCTGAATTATGCCCTCTATCCTGAAGTCCGCCTTCGCCGGCATGCGTCCCCGGATCAACCGCACGCTGTTGCAGGGCAATGAGGCGACCTGGGCCGAGAACGTGAACCTCTGGCACGGCACCATCGAGGCGTATCCCACACCGCTGCCGGTCGATCCGCGTGGGGCGTCGCATCGCACGATCTTCCGAACGGAGGCCGGCTGGATCGTCTTGTCCGGAGTCGATGATCTTGTTGCCGGCCTGCCCGGTTGCCCGCGCGTGATCGCGGTCGGCGAAGATCTGCGCGTCCCGGTCTGGGCCGATGCGGCGGACGCCGTGGCCGGACGCTGGTGGCGGTTGGGTCTGCCCGTGCCGACGCCGCCGATCGCGACCCCTAGCGCGCCGCCGGGCTGGGCCGGGCCGAATGACCAGCGCAGCGAGTACCGGGCCTACGTGGTGACGTATGTGGATCGTTTCGGGAACGAGGGGCCGCCCTCACTGCCGAGCGTGCGGTTCGGGATCGACGACGGTGCCGCCGTTCGGGTGCAATGGGACGGCCCGCCGGTCGGCGGTTGGGACGTGCAGGCGGTGCGGCTGTACCGCCTGACCGCGAGCGATGCCGGGGCCGAGCAGATCGGCCTGCCGCGCGCGGAAGATTTCCATCTGGTCGGCGAGTTTCCGGCGGCGATAGGTGGCGTCAATGACGCGCTGCGGAACCTCGACCTGGGCGAGCCGCTGACGACAATGCGCTTCGCCCCGCCGCCGGAGGGGTTGACCCATCTGGTCGCCGAGCCGAACGGCGCGCAGTTGGCGGGCGCCGCGGGTCGCGACCTCTGGTTCTGCGAGCCGCACGAGTTCCATGCGTGGCCGGATGCCTACCGCCTGCACCTCGACGACACCATCGTCGCGCTGGCCTGGACCGACAGCGGGCTGTACGTGGCCACGGACGGGCATCCGTACTGGATCGCGCCGCAGGCGGACGAGTGGGGCAGACGTGAGGTGTTCCGAATGCCCGAACCCATGCCCTGCGCATCACGGCGGTCGATGGCCACGACGCCCAGCGCCGCTGCGCTGTACGCCGGCCGCGACGGGCTGGTGTTGCTCACGGGTCGCCAATGCCTGCGTGTCAGTCAGGCGTACTGGAGCGAGGATGACTTCGCAGCCTTGCAGCCTGAGACGATGCTCGCTGCCGTCCACGATGGCCTGTGGTTCGGCTTCGCCGCGAACAGCGGCTGGATGCTCGACCTGACCGATCCGGTCTATCCCGGCCGGCAGTTGGGGCTGATCGCCTTGTCGCTGCGGCCAAGCGCGCTGCACCGCAGCCGCACCGACGCGCTGTTCCTGGCGCTGCCGACCGGCATCGGTCAGTGGAACGCCGGGCCGACCTATCTGCCGCTGCGCTACCGGACGCGCTGCACGGTCACGCCAGGGCATATGAACTGGGCGGCGGCGAAGGTGGTCTGGGACGCCCACCCGTTCCGCGGTGACTGGACTGATGCGGCTCCCGCCACCACATTCCGGTTATGGACCGACGACAGGCTACGGTTTGAGCGCGAACTCCGTCACTCCAACCCGTTCCGCCTGCCGCATCTGAGCCGGCACCTGGGGTTCGAGATCGAGATCGAGCGGCCGGAATCCCCTGACAAAGGCGCGCTGCGGGAAATCCACATCGCCAGCAGCATAGCCGAACTGGCGGAGCGGTAAGGAAACTCTGACGCGGCCGCGAGGGAACGGCGGATGGCCCGTCCGACGCCCCGGCGTTATCCTGTTCCTCGTCAGGTTGCGTGGCCATTGGCAGCCCAGCCCGGATGGTTGTTAGGCGGGGTCCTTGCTGACACCATGGCCATGCAATCAGTCTCAGTATTTGAGACTGCAAACCTGCAGCGTTTATCTTTGCAACTTATTTGGCGCTATCGCTATACTCAAACGGCAACGCGAATTCACGGGTGAAGCATTGTTCATGGCTAGTTGATGACGAGAGTGCCATCGGAGGTGTGTTGTGACAGACTCAAGAGTCGATGCTAAGGTCAAGCGGCTTGGCGACATGCATCGTAGAAGCGTCGAGAAATCAGGCCCTTTCCTCCGGGATGCGGTGCTGGGAAAGATCATGGGTGAGATGCTCGAAAAAGGCTCTTGGCCATCGCTTGACGATTTGAAAGCGGAAGTTGAGGCCCGTATCACGTTGACGCCTTCTTCGCAAGGCAAGATGGATGTTGCGGATGACCTGAGTCGCGCTCCTTTAGAACATTTGCGGGTATTGTTGGGCCGAATCGAATAGTAGGTATCTTAGTGATGGGCGTCCATGAGCAGCATAATACGCTGCTCATTAGCCGCCGAATTCGGAGGTCGCTAGGTGGTTTATTACCAGCAAGCGCGGCAAATCCCGATTTAATTTTCCGAAAAAATAATTTTTTTGGACTCAAGCTACGGAGGCGGGATGGGTTTCGTAGAGATTGAAAAAGACAACAAGCGATACCAAGCCGAATATCACGTCAACGAAAACGTGGTCACCGTATTCGGTGAGCGAGGGTGTGAGTTTACGCAGCTTGGAGGTATGTCGGAAAATCAAGTCGCAAAGATGCTGCTGAGGAGCCTTGTTCGGAAAGGCCAAGTTGACCCGTTTGAGCGTAGTGCTAGTAATTCTGACTCCTGAGGTCGAGGTTCATTTAGCGCCGAGGAGAAGATGTGCCGATAAAATGGAAAAACCCTAAAAAGTTTAAGCCTCAGGTCGTGTTTGAGCGGTTGGGCAAGACTCGATCTATTGCCGAAGATGGATCAACGTCTTTTGCTGATTTCCAAATTCACCAGGATGCAGCCGCGCTTTCGTCGATGCTCGAATTTCCGCAGGTTGCGGAGGACATGGATAAGGCGGGTCTAGTATTCAGTGCGCTCTTTGCATCGCGTCCGGACCTTTCACCTGATAGCTTCATCACTGCTATCAATAAGGGTTTGAATAAACAGCTCGCCAAGAAAGAAGAAAAATTCGTACTGATTACTTCAATTTCTCTCGATTCGACCACTTGGCAGAGACGAGTTTCGGCATTGAATTCATCGATTGACTTTTTTGGCATGCGGATGCCAAAAAAGTTCGGGTCGAGGCAAGATTTGATCGAACGGAACGGAAGGCATCTTGGCATAGAAGATGAGCCCTCAGATTATTGCGTGATTGGCGTCTCGGTGTACGCGAAGTCTGCGCACATGGCTACTAGCAAGGCTCTGCGTTATCTCGACGTTTATCGTGGAATCTTGTGCCTAGAGGCGAACAAGTCGCTAGAAATCTCGTTCGGTGGAAATGACCATAAGCCTATCAATCTCATCAGGCTTGGAAGTTTCCAGACGCTTCATCATGCTGGTGGAAAACTGGCTTCAGAGGCGGTTTGGTATATTCCTGAGTATAAGAAAGAAAAACTTTATCGATTTAAGAATTCAGAAATTGTCCAAAAAAACGCTCGATATGCCATGCGAAGGATCAAGAATTCTCCGTTTGGAAAGGTTATCGCTGAGTCCCTGGTGAGGTATGTTGGTGCGCTAGATGAGCCAGACCCGAATACGGCTTTCATCCGCCTCTGGGGGGCATTTGAGATGTTGCTGACTCCGGGGGTCGCTGACTACGACGCGCTGGTCGAGCGATGTTGCTTCATCCTTCAGGAAGCCGACTATCATCGACAGGTGCTGATGCACTTGCGAGAATATCGGAATTCAAGCATCCACGCCGGGCATCAAACCAATGAGGCTAGGACAAATTGTTTCCTGCTTCAGAGCTACTATAAGTGTCTTTTTTGGTTTTTGATCGGAAATGCGTTGTCTTACCGCTCTCTGTCCGAGCTTCACGAATTTCTGAGTCTTCCTCGGGATGTAAATCAGCTCAAGGCTAGGAGCAAGTTGCTCAAAGACGGAATCGAATTCCTTACTCCCTGAGTCTTTATCGTGATGCAAGCCCAAGAACCCCGCCTCGGCGGGGTTTTCAGTTTCTGGAGGTTCCATGCAGATCAAACGCAACAACGACATCCCCCTCAGCATGGCCGAGGTGCTGGTCGATCTAATTCGGCGCTATGTCGTCGCGCTCGACCCCGAGACCAAGCCGCATGAGGCGGGGATCGTGCGTTCGCTGGTGCCGGTCATGGCCGGCGCGGGCGGTATTTCGATGTACGTCGGCGCCGCGATCAACGATGCGGGGCTGCCGGTAGGGGTGCTCATGGGTTACAACGCACTGGCACCTCTGGACGGCGAGATTCAGGCGCATGCGCCGCTGGTGATGATCGACGGCGGTGCCGAGGGTGTCACCGCGACGACGGCGACCGAGCTGGTCGCTGACTTCGAAGCTTGGGCGAGAGAACGGCAGGCAACCCAGCTACGGATCGAATTGGCCTCGGGTTGCGGCATGCCGGCGCTGATTGGCTTCCGTCCCGCCACGATGTCCTACAGCAAGCGGCTCGGCTGATGGCGACTGCAGTTCTCGTCACGAATTGGGGTGGGGCGTCCTTCATGGACGCTGCTTACCTCTCGATGCTCCAGCACCGCAATCTTGTCCAGAACGACAACACCTCTGCGGTCAATGCCTGGATCAATGCCGAGTCCAGTCAGCGTCAGGACATCAACCAGCAGATCCGGCAGGTCATCTATAACCCGACGCTACCGACCGTGCAGCCGGGTACGATCTCCTGGGGAACGATCCTTGCCGGTGCCGGCGTCGGAGGACTGCTGGGCTGGATGCTGGAAGACGATGACTACGCCGGCTTTGGGCGGACTTTGCCGCGCTTCAACTGCGCAACCGGAAACGTCGAAGTCGTCGCGAGTGATCCGGACGGCAACAGCCGCGTGACCAGCACAATCGTCGGGGCGGGTCTCGGTGCGCTGATGGCCTACCTTGCCCAGCCGACCCTGCACGTCGTCCCGAACCCGGCCGCGGGCAGGGACCGCTATCTCGCGGAGCTGGCCTACAAGCAGCAATTGGACAGCGTGGGAGTGAAGGCTATCGGGCAGATCGCCATCCAGATCGCGGTCGACAACTACATCGCCAGCAAGCAGAGGGATCTGATCCGCTCGATCGCCAACGATCAGGCCTCGCTCGCCAATCGTCAACTTGTCATCGCCGAAAAAGAGTATTGTCGGTATACGACGGTTTTCGCTCCGGTCGAGGACGCAACCATGGCGCAGGTCGCCGCCGACCCGCGCTATATGCCTCAGTATGAGGTGCACATGGGGCGCGCTCGGAACGATGCTGCACGCGCTTTCGGCAAGGCGATCACCGGCCTGAACCGCCGGTTGTCGCGGTATTGCGCCGGCGCCAACGCCAACCTGCTGCGCGAGATTCACAGCGAGTTGGCACGAACCGAAGTCGATGCCGTGAACCACGCCTGGCGCTATGAGGAATTGCAGGCATGGCGCCGCGATGATGTGCAGTTCAATCGCCGGCTACAGATGTTCAACGTCGGACGCAGTCTGCAAGCGAGCGCGACAGGGGACATGCGCGCGGCGACGGCTGCGATCAGTGGCGCGAACGAGGCGTTGATGAGCGGCATGAGCGGCTACTACGGTGCCTTGCAAGCCAGCTTCGGGCGCTTCTCTGGCTATCTTCTCCAGCAATCCCGAGCCAACAGTCTTCAGTCCTTCGGCATGGGGACGGCGATGCTGGCCCGGGGCGTGCCCGGTCTCGGTCTCGATGCCGAAGACGATCCTCAGACATTCACTCTGCGCGATGCTCGCGGTTTCGCGGACCGCTCCGCGCCCTACGCATAAGCCGCTCTCATGCAAACCTACGACCCGCTCGCGATCCTGGAGCGCGCGAACGCGCATGCCTCGAATTGGCAGTCGGCGCTGGATCGCGCCATCGCCCAGCAGACCGCGACCAACAATGCCGCCTACGCGGATGGCTTCGCTCGTGACCGTGTATTTCAGTTGTATCCGTCGGAATTGGACCGGATGCAGGCGGGCAACGTCTATCAGGCTAGGCTTGCCGACATGCAGGCCCGGCTGCTGCCCGATCAGGAGGACGTGCAGCGCGCCGCCTACCGGCTGAACGCCAGTCAGAACGGCCTGGCCCTGCAGGAGTCGCAGTGGGCCTATTCCCCGGACAACACCGCCGCGCGTCGCACCTTGCTGGACGACCGGTTGCAATCTCCAGCCGCGCAGCTACGCGCGGGGGCCGCGACCTATGGTCTGATCGACCCGCTGCAGCGCGACGCCGCCATCCGCGACACGCTTCGGCAATCGCCTGCTGCCTTGTCGGCCCAGGCCGGTGCCGCCGCGCCGTCTGCTGCGACCCAGGTCGGACAGGTGATCGACCGGTTGTTGACCGGCGAGATCGCTACGGCAGACGCTGAATTCTCGCGGCTGGGACTCGGGCGAATCACGGCGCAGCCGGATGGCAAGGTGGTGTTGATCGATGTGCAGGGACGCGCCTCGATGCCTCTGGACGTGCGGGAGGCCGCCGTCGTGCTGCAGTCGCGGACGGGCCAACCCGGAACGCAATTGCAGGCATATGGTGCAGCGCAGACGCAGGCGGCGCAGGCGGCGATGCTCAAGCGGTTCGAGCAGCAAGCTGAACTGGCCAGGGAAGACGTCAAGGCACGCAACGCACTGCGTCTGGAACTGCTCAAGGCCGCCGCCGATCCGATGGCGACGCCCGAGAGCAGGATGCAGCTCGAACAGATGGCGCAGCGGTATGGCCTGGACATCGGCGACACGGGCGGTTCCAGTACCTCGCAGACCGGCGGCCTGCCTCCGACAGTCGCACAGGCAGCGGGGACGGGGCAGGCTGCAGGTTTGGCCGGCTACGCTGCAGCCAGCGGCATCGGCCTTGCACCGAGGCCAGAGCCGGGTGCGACGAAGCCATCTGCATCGCCATCGACACCGGCGCAGTCGCTGGACCGGGCTCGACAGATTTCCGCGCAGACCCTGCAGGACATGCGTCGCATGGTCGCCGAACGCGCCCAGCTCTACGCCGGTCTCAAGCGGCTGGATCTGGATTTGGTGCGCGAAGGCCCCACGGCTGATGCCGCACGGCTGAGAACCCTGCGCGACGCACGCCAGCGGATGCTCGAAGAATTGGCGAAGATGGATCAACGCCTGGAAGATCAACAGGGACTGCTGCGCAGAAGCACCGATCAGCTCCAGCGCGCAACGCGAGAGATGGAAGCCGAAAACGCCTACCGGACATATCGTCCATGAGCCGCGATCTGACCGCGCTATTGGAACATCCGAATGTCCGTCGTTATCTCGACCTGATCGCGCAAGCCGAAGGGACAGCCAGATACGCCGATCCTTATCGCGTCGCCTTCGGAGGCAGTGCCATCCCCGATCTGTCTCGTCATCCCGGCATTGCGAGAAGGTTCCGACAGACGGACGGTAAAGCCAACACGACAACGGCAGCGGGCAAGTACCAGTTTCTGCACTCCACTTGGAATGATATCGCGGGGACGCTTGGCTTGAGCGACTTCTCGCCGCGCTCGCAGGATCTAGGTGCGCTGGAATTGATGCGACGCAGCGGATCGCTGGATGATGTACTTCGCGGGGATTACGCCACCGCTGTCCGAAAGGATGGGCGCACCTGGGCCAGCTTGCCGTCGTCGCCGTACCCGCAGCCCAAACGCTCCCCCGCATTCATCGCACAGGCGCTGGGCCAGTCCGCTACGCCCACCTTCTTGCCGCCCTATGCGCCACTGGCCGCAGCCTTGAGTGCGCCACCTGCGCAGCCGCATTACCGGCCGGTCTTGCCTCCGATGTGGCCAGTGCAGCCCCCTGGTGCCGAATCCTCCCAGGCGATCTTTCCGCCGTCCTTCTTCACGCCAACCGATGCGACGACTCCAGCGTCGCTCGTGCCGTCCCCTGAGCCGCCGTACTCGATCGATCTCGATCTGCAGCATCTGCGTCGCTCGTCCCCCAAATCCTGATCGCTCATGACCGACGCTTACAACCCGTTCGGATCGGCTTTTGTCGATCCTGCGCTGACCGCACGCCTGAATGACCCGGTGACTTCGTCGCCGGCACCGGCCGTGCCATCGCTTGCTCCGGCCGAAATCCCCGACCTGCGCTGGGAGACCGTCAAGGCTCGACGGGGCTGGAATATGGCCGCACCCGAGGATCGCCAGCGTATTCACGCCGATTACGCCAATGTGATCTTGCCTTGGTTGGCGCAACAGCAGGGGGGCGATGCGGCACAGTGGACCCGTCAGTTCCTGCAGGATGTTCCGCCGCCCACCGATGCCGGCGATTTCGGGCGCGGCATGCAGACCTACTGGCCAGGTACGCAGGCAGCACTGTACGGCCTGGGTGCGCTGGGTGCGGATCTGTTCGGCGCCGACGAGACTGCGGGAGAATGGGCCTTGCGTGCGCAAGGTCTCCTTGAACGGCAGGCGCAGGATGCGCGTCCGACCGACAGCTTGAGTCGCGCTTGGGCGACGGGCGACGGCATCACCGGCACACTCGGCAACTTGGCGGATTGGGCGCAGTTCAACCTCGGTCAGATGCTGCCGAGCGTACTGGAGTCGTTGATGTTCTCGGTGGCTGGTGCCGCCGCCGGCAGCGGTGCGGCACCGGGGCCGGGCACCATCGGCGGCGCGGTCGGCGGTTTCTTCGGCAAGAAACTGGTCCGCGATGAAGTCCAGGCGCAGATCGCGAACTTGGCTGCCGATTACGTCACCAGGCAGGTCGCCATGGGTGCGACCGAGGCGGTTGCCAAGCGCGAGGCATTGGGCCTGATGCGCGATCAACTGGCGAAAGAGACGATGCGTACGCTGGGTGCGACGGGGGCTCTGGCGGCGGCCTCGACCGCGCGCGGTATGGGCGAGTCCTATAACGCGGCCTTCGCGACCGAGCAGACCGGAGGCCCCGAGGTGGATCTCGGGCGCGTGCTGACCGGCGGCGCAATCTATGGGGCTGCGGAGACGTTCGGCGATGCGCTGCTGGCCGATACGCTATTGCGGGGTGTGCGCGGCGGAGCACTGAAGGATCGCGTCGCGGCCGGCTTCGCGCGCAATGCGGTCGGGGAGGGTGCGACCGAAGCGGTACAGGAAGGCGCGACGCGGTTCGCCGGCCAACAGTCCTTGACTGATGCGGATGCACTCACGGCGTACTTCGACAGCGCGGCAGCCGGTGGTTTGGGCGGCGGCGTATTCGGGGGTATCGGTGCCCTCCGCGAGCGGCCGCAGCCGCAGGGTGATGCCGCGTTCCTGCAGGCGATGGAGACCCTCGCCAGCGACCGCCAGGTCGGACAAGCATCATCGACTCCCAATACGGGACAGTCACCGGCGACTTATCGGCGGTTGCTGGCGCTTCCGGAGCCGGTGACGATGGTCACGCCCGAGGGTATTGCGATCCCCGCCGCGCAGCGCGGAGCGTTCGATCGGGATGCGACAGCCCTTGCGCTTGAGCGCGATTCCTTGGGGCTTACGCCAGACGTGAACGCGGCGCGCGCCCGTCATCCCGCGGCGGCGCCGAATGAAGCGGTGCTGTCGTCGCGAATCGGAGCGCAGGCATCAGTCTATCGACCGCCAGCACCCCAATCGATAGCAGTGGAATCGACCGGAGCCACGCCGAAAGGGGTCGTTCTCAACGTCACTACGCCTGAAGGCGAAGCGTTGATGGGCTTTCGGGAAAAGCGTGGCAATACCAAGGTACGTGTGCGTCGTTCCGATTGGGAGGGCGAACGCAACTATTTGCCGCTGTTCGATGCGAGAGGACAGCCGATCCCAGGGGGCAACCTGCACCGCCGTATGCTGACCGATGCGCAGAGTGCACCTGTAAATCTTCCGCCTGAACGGGAAACCGTGTCGGTGTCTGTCGATCAGGCGGTGGCATCCGAGAACGACGCGCCGCCACTCGAAAACTCCGTTGGATTGGATCGTCCGGCGCTGCGCAGGATGTTCGTGGAGACGATGCGCCGGAAGCGACCGAACGTCACCGATGAGGAGAGCGGCTTCTACGAGAAGGCCGCAGACGAACTGATCGATCTGATCGAGCGCCGTGATGCGCGCGGTTTGCTTAAACGCAATCTGGGCGATGCCAAGATGAATCCGGCGAGTCGTGCACTTTTCGCTGCGACGACGGGTATCACTCTGCCGCGTGGACGTTCGGCATCTGAGGACGCGATTTATCGTTGGGCCGGTACCGACCGCGCGACCGAACAATCCCGGGAGGCGGAGCGGCGAGCCCAGCGCGAGGCGGAGGCGCGTGCGCCGGTCGAGACGTTTCCGAGGTTCGGGAGCTACGCCGAGGCGAATCAGTGGGTCGCGCAGCGTGCACGCGCGTTCGGTGGCAAACAGGCATATCGGGCGACCGCGGAGTACGGTCGCCTACTGCCGGTCCTGCAACGACTGGCCGACCAGATGAACGAGGGCAACCGGAGTCGGCGGCTTTCGGTCCTGGCGGCGGCGGGACTCGCCATCGGCGACCGCGTGCAGGCGACATCGCGCAATCTGATGCTTGGTGCGCCGCAGACGGCCCAAGGCACGCTGTTCGCCAAGTCCGGATTCCCCTGGGTGCGCCTAGACGATGGACAGACGATCACGGTGAGCCACGATGGCCGGATCGAGCAACGCCGGGAGGTGCCCTGGTCCGATCGCTGGACGAAGATCGCTGCACCTGTCATCGAGTCGACCGCCTCGGCACAGACTGTGGAAGATGCGGCGACGGAAAGCGCAAGGCAACCCACAGGCAATGCTGCGATCCTGGCGGATTTCGTGGACGGGCTGGTTGCGCAGGTGCGTTCAGGTCAGTCCGGGCGGGTCCCGTTTCCGGCGGCGTTCGCCCATGTCACCGAAGTCCACTCGGCGATGGCCGCGGCTCGTCGGGCGTTCGAGCAGGCCGGAGCGGTCAACACCGGCGGAGCCTACGGGGCGCGCTATGTCATCGCGGACGGCATCATCACCCTGTCCAGTAGTGCCAATCAGTTGTGGGCAGATGTCCAGATCGCGCCGAGCCTGTCGACGGACGCGGGGCGTCGGGCCGACAATGGCAGGGACCTGGCATCGAGGGAGGCAGTGGGCAGTGACGATCCTGTTGAGACCGGAGCGGTATCCGCCCGCGGCACGGATCGCCCTGGAATCGATGTCGCCCTTGGCGACGCAGATCGCCAACCACTGGATGCGAACGAGACCGATGCGGGCGCGCGCCCTGATCGACTCGGGAGAGTATCTGGCCGCTTTGATGCAGGAGACGGTGCGGGTGCAGGAGGCATGGGACCCGACATCGTCGACGGAGGGCGCGTTGTCACTGTCGACGCTGCCGCCGCCACCAGTACCGACACGACGCTGAACGAGGCGGCAGACGCCGCGAACCCGGAGGACACCCCCGATGCAGGACTTGGTCAAACCGAACGCTTATCCCGCCGACGTGCGCGCGAAACTGCTGGCGATGTCGCCGACCGCGCGCGAGGTCGCGAACCGCTGGATGCTGGGTTGGCCCAAGCGGGTGCAGAAACTGATCCGGTCGGGATACTACCTGGAGGCGCTGGCGAACCAGACCGCCGAGGAGGAACGGGCGAAGGCCGATACGAGCCTGAATCATCTGTCGAGCTGGGAGAAGGCGCAGGTGTGGGAGTTGTCGCTGGAGCCACCAACGACCGACGACGACGATCCCCCTCCGCCCGAACCGGGCAGCGAGAGCGCCTGACCCAAGAGGCCGCAGCGATCGACGATCCTGCGGCCTCTTCCGTTGTGGCCGAGACCGCGTCGCCGCAGGCCGAGCCTGCCGCGGGGCCAGAGGCCGGCGTTGTCGCCGCCACCGCGACGGAAGTGGATACAGCCGAGCAGGCCGTCGAGGGCTTGGCCGACGATCTGGGCAAAGGCGGGCTCGCGCGCAAGGCGCGGGACAATCTCGCTGCGATCCGCATCGTCAAGGCGATGGCCGCCGAACAGCGGCCGGCGTCGCCGGAAGAGCGTCGCCAACTCGCGCGCTACGTCGGTTGGGGTGCGCTGAAGGGCGTCTTCGATCCGGCCAATGCCCAATGGGCGAAAGTCCGCGCCGAGCTTCAGGGCCTGCTGACGGATGCCGAATGGCGCGCGGCGCGCGCGTCCACGCTCAACGCCCACTACACCAGCAAGCCCGTGATCGACGGCATGTACTCCGCACTGGTGCGTCTGGGCGTCACCCGCGGGCGCATTCTGGAACCGGCGGTCGGCATTGGCCATTTCTTCGGCGGGATGCCGGCGAAGCTGCGGAACGCTTCCACGCTCTACGGCGTCGAACTCGATCCGCTGACCCAGCAAATCGCCGCCGCGCTCTATCCGAAAGCGCACATTCGCCAGAGCGGGTTTCAGGACGTGGCGGTCCCGAGCGAATTTTTCGACGTGGCGATCGGCAATCCGCCCTTCGGTAGCGAACCCATCGTCGATTCTGAGCGCAGCCCGTATTCGGGCTTCAGCATCCACAACTACTTCTTCGCCAAGTCGATCGACAAGCTACGGCCGGGCGGCGTGCTGATGATGGTGGTGTCGCGTCAGTTTCTGGACGCCAAAGACAGTCGCGTGCGGCAGTGGATCGCGGAGCGGGCGGATCTGATCGCCGCCGCGCGCCTGCCCGACACCGCGTTCGCCGAGAACGCCGGCACCGAGGTCGTGACCGATATCATCGTGCTCCAGAAGCGCGCCCCGGACACCGACCCGCCGAGCGACGACACGCGGGCCGCGCGCCTGCGCTGGGTGCAGACCGTCGAACAGACGCTAGAACACCCGACCACGGGCGAGACGTTCTCCTTCCGCATCAACCCCTGGTACGTCGATCACCCGGATCATATCCTCGGCACGCAGACGGCCGGCGGCACCATGTACCGGGCCAACGACTACACCGTCGCCCCTTCCGGCGATCTGGCCGCGCAACTGACGGCATGGGCGCGGACGTTGCCGGAGGGCATCTACAGCCCGATCGACCGCACCGAGGCGATGACCGCCAGTGCGGTGCCCGAGGGGGTGAAGGTCGGCGCCTACTTCATCGACGCCGAGGGGCGGATCATGATCCGGGGCGAGGACCGGATGGGCGAGCCGCAAGCGGCGCCGTGGACGGCGCCCGGTGCGACCGCCGAGGCGCGCATGCGCGGCATGATCGAGATTCGCGACGTGCTGCGCCAGCAGATGCGCCTGGAACGCGCCGCGGACGCGAGCGAGGCGCAGATCGAGGCCAACCGTCGTCTGCTCAACGATCGCTATGACGCCTTCCTCAAGCGATACGGCCACCTCAGCGCATCGCGGACCAACCGTAGCCTGTTCTTCGACGACCCGGACGCCAGCCTGCTTCTGGCACTGGAGTTCGACTACGACGCCGGCGTGAGCGAGACCGTCGCCAAGCGCGAGGGCATCGAGCCGCGCGCCCCGAAGGCGACGAAAGCCGATATCTTCCGTCGTCGCGTGCTGTTCCCGCCGTCGGATTTCGTGACCGTCCACAGTGCGCGCGACGCCTACCTCGCCAGCCTGAACTACCGTGGCCGTCTGGACCTGGACTACATGACCGAGGTCTACGGCAAGGACAGTACCGCGCTCGTCAAGGAACTCGGCCCGCTGGTGTACGAAACGCCGGACGGCAATCTGGTCACGGCCGACGACTACCTGTCGGGCGATGTGAAAACCAAGCTCGTCGAAGCCAAGGACGCGGCCCGGCGCGATCCGCGCTTCGCCCGCAACGTCGGGGCGTTGTCCAAGGTCATTCCGCGCGACAAGACGCCCAGCGAGATCACCATCGCGCTCGGCGCTCCGTTCCTGCCGGCAGAGGATCTGCAAGCTTTCCATCGGGAGGTGACGGGCGCGAACGCGCGCATGACCTATGTGCGCGGGTCGGGCCTGTGGCTGGTGAACGTCGTCGGCGAACCGGATCGGGTACTGAATGCCTCGACCTGGGGCACGAAGGAGATGGGCGCGACCGAGATTTTCCAGGCGACCCTCGCCGGGCGCGCGGTGGTCGTGACCAAGACGATCAAACATGGCGACGGCAAGATCGAACGCATTGTGCTGGAAGCCGAAACCGAACGCGCCCGCGAGAAACAGAACGCGCTGCGGGCCGAATGGCGGGCCTGGGTTTGGCGCGACCCCGAGCGGGCCGAGCGCCTGCTTGCGCTCTACAACGACAAGATGAACCGCACCGTCGAGCGGCGCTACGACGGCAGTCATCTGACCCTGCCGGGCATGAGTCCCGGCCTGACCCTGCTCGCGCACCAGCAGAACGGGGTGTGGCGTGGCCTGCAATCGCGTCAACTGCTGCTCGATCATGTCGTCGGTGCCGGCAAGACCTTCCAGATGGTCGCGATCGCGATGGAAATGCGACGGCTCGGTGTCGCGCGCAAGCCGCTGTTCGCCGTGCCCAATCATCTGACCGTGCAGTGGCGCACCGAATTCGCCCGGCTGTATCCGGGGGCCGTGGTGCTGGCGGCGGAACCGGACGATTTCACGCGGGAGAACCGCAAGAAGCTGTTTTCCCGCATCGTGACCGGCGATTGGGACGCGATCATCGTCGGCCATTCCTCGCTGAAGAAGATCGGGCTGCCGGCCGAGACCGAGACCCGCATCCTGACCGAACAGATCGACGAGATCGCCAGCCTCATCGAACAGATGAAGCGCGAGCGCGGCGACCGCGGCATCGTGCGCGACATGGAGGGCATCCGCGCACGCTTGGAGGCCAAGGTCAAGCAGAAGCTGGCGAACATCGGCCAACGCGACGGCGTGCTGACCTTCGACGAGTTGGGCGTCGATGCCCTGTTCGTCGATGAACTTCATGAATTCAAGAACCTGTTTTACACCACGGCGATGTCGCGCGTGCCCGGCATGGGCAATCCGAACGGCTCCGATCGCGCGTTCGATCTGTTCGTCAAGACGCAGTGGCTGTTCGGGACGCTGGGCGACAAGGCGCCGCTGGTGACAGCCACGGGTACGCCGGTCAGCAATTCGCTGGTCGAAATGTTCAACCTCCAGCGGTACATGCAATACCCGACGCTCAAGCGCAAGGACTTGCACGTCTTCGATGCCTGGGCGCGGCAGTACGGCAGCATCGAGAACGTGTACGAGGTCGCGCCCTCCGGCGCCGGCTTCCGTGCTTCGACCCGCTTTGCGAAGTTCCAGAACCTGCCGTCACTGATGGCCGACTACCGCGCGTTCGCGGACGTGGTGACGCTGGACGACCTCAAGGCCCAGGAAGCGGCCAAGGGCGGGCGCTTCCCGGTTCCGAACCTGCTGGGTGGCCGCCCGCAGATCGTGGTGGCCGAACGCTCGCCACAGGTGGCCGAGTTCATGGGTGTCCCGCATCTGGCGCGCAGTGAGGGCGGCGGCGTGGTGTTCGGTTTCAATCCTGGGCGCGGCGAAACGGCGACGATCGAGGAGGCCGAAGACGGCCGCTTCCGGGTCAAGATCGAGGTGCCCGGCGAAGCCTACCCGCGCGCCCTGGCGGTCTATCCGACGCGCGAGGACGCCCAGATGGGCATCGTGGAAGCGGCCCTGACTCCCAAGATCGACCTCAACCCGGAGTCGATCCTGGGCCGCTTCGCCCGCATCCGCGAGTTGACCCGGCAGACCAAGGGCCGGGTCAATGCGCTCTCCCTGACCGGGCAGGCCAACAAGGCAGGACTGGACTATCGGCTGATCGACCCGGCGGCGCCGGACTTCCGCGGCTCGAAGATCAATCTGGCGCTGGAGCGCATGCTGGCGCTGTATCGGCAATGGGATGCCGACAAGGGCACGCAGTTGGTGTTCTGCGACTTGTCGGTGCCCAATACGGCTCGACGCAGCGCCGCGACCAAGCCGCAGCGCGTCTACGTGCGCGAGGACGATGGCAGTCTGGCGCATGCGAGCGGCACGGCGCACACGGTCGCGGGCGCGGAGGAACTGCCGTTTCTGCTGGTGGTGCGCGGTGCCGCGGCCAGGGCGACGACGACCGTCTACGACGCGGCGACCGGTCGCGCGCGACGCATCTTGCCCGGCGGCCGTGACAAGGGTCTGGCCTGGGCGCAGGAGACCCTGCGCGATCCCGCCCGTCGCGAACGCTGGATCGCCGAACGTGAGGCCGAGCGCGAAGCCGGGCAGGAACTGAGCCAAGCCGAAATCGACGACTACAACGACGCCAATGGGTTCGATGCCGAGGCCGGCGACAGCCTCAGTTTGCAGGACATCGTGGGCCTGAGCGGCGCGGAAGGATTCAACGTCTACGACGATCTGCGCGCCAAGCTCATCGCCGGCGGCGTGCCCGCGAACGAAATCGCCTTCATCCACGATTACCCGCACCCCGACGCCAAGGACAAGCTGTTCAAGCGCGTCAAAAGCGGCGAGGTGCGGTTCCTGTTCGGTTCGACCGCAAAGATGGGAGCCGGCACCAACGTGCAGGATCGCATCGTCGGCCTGCACCACATCGATGCCCCGTGGAAGCCGAGCGATCTGGAACAGCGCGAAGGCCGAGCGATCCGACGCGGCAACCAGCTCTACGAGCGCGACCCGGACGGGTTTGAGGTGGCGATCTATCGCTACGCGACCCGCCAGACCTACGACACCCGGCGCTGGCAATTATTGGAACACAAGGCGCGCGGCATCGAGCAGTTGCGCAAATACGACGGCCAACAGACCGAAATCGAGGACATCGACGGCGAGGCGGCGAATGCAGCCGAAATGAAGGCCGCCGCGTCGGGAGACCCGCTGATCCTGCGCGAGACCCAGTTGCGCCATGACGTGCGCCGACTGGAACAGTTGGAGTTGGCGCACGCCGATAACCAGACGGCCCTGCAACGGCAGGCGCGCACGGCCGAGCAGTACGCCGCGATGGGTGGCCCGCGTTACCTGAAGGCATTGCGCGAGGTGCAAGCCCAAGTCAAGCAACACCCCTTGCCCGAGGACAAGGAGGCGGTGCCCGGCGGTACTACGCTGGACGGTGCCCGGTTCGGGGAGCGCAAGGCGCTGACTCAGACTATTGCCCGGCGCGTTGGCGCGCTGATCGGTCCGAGCGACGCAGCAAGTCCGGTGGAACTCGCCTATCGCGGCGTGACCTTCGAGATTGATCGTGTGCATGCCCAATGGGTGCGCGTGTCGTCCGATCTGGGCGAGGTCACGAGCTACGAGCGTGGTGCGCAGACCTTTTCGGCCACCGGCCTGCTGACTCGGCTGAACAACTATATCGACCGGATCGGCGCGGAAATCGTAGATACCGAAGCCCGTATTGAGAACGCCCGAGGCGAGGCCGAACGCTTCAGGGCCGAAGCCGCCAAGCCTTTCGAGCAGACACAGGCGTTGCGCGAGGCACGCGAGCAGTATCGTCGCGTGCAGCGGCTGTTGCTGGTGCGCGGGCCGGAGATTCCCGAGCATGAGCGGCCTATGCTCGATGCGGCGCTGGAGGCGCAGCGCTCGGCGCTGCGCGAGGCTGGGTTCAGCGATGCGCTGGACGAGCTGCTGGACTACCAGCAGCAGCGGGACGATGACGCCGGAGCTTTCAGCAAACGCCGCAACCCAGCCGCTGCTGGCGCGAGCGTTGCCCAGGTGCAGCGGGTCGTGGACGAGATGCTGGTGGACTGGAAGGGGGCGCCCGTGGTGCGTGTCGTCGCAACCCCAGACTATCTGCCGGCTTCAGCGCGGCGCGCGCCGGATGTTCACCTCGCCGAAGGCTATTACGCGCGCAGCACGGGCACTGTTTATCTGGTGGCCAGTGCGCTGCCGAACCGGCGTGCCGTCCAGCGTGTGCTGATCCACGAGGCCATCGGTCACTACGGCATCGAAACCATCGTCGGGCCGGCGCAGTGGGCGCAGATCGCCGAAGGCGTCCATCGTCTGCGAGAGAAGGGGCGCTATCGCGACCTGTTCGCCGAGCACGCGCGGCGTGGCTACCTGGATAACGGCTGGGACAGTACGGCCATTGCCGAGTTCATCGCGATTCTGGCCGAGAGAGGTGTGAAGGATTCCGTGCTTGATCGTGTCGTCGCGGCCGTGCGCGCGTTCCTGCGCAAGCTCGGCGTGCGCTGGACGCTCTCGGAGGCTGAGCTTCGTCAGTTGGTCATGCGTGCCGCGAGGCAGGTTCGGCTGGGCGGCAGCGAGCGTGCCTTGTCACTCAAAGAGTCGATGGCACCAGCGTTTTCGCGCGTGGAGGGCTTTCGCTCGGCATTGTTGCAGGCGCTGGAGCGCGCCCAAGGCGCACCGCGGCGGGGAACCGCTGAGCAGTGGCAACAATGGCTGGATGGCGTACAGCGGCGCGGTGGATTCAAGCAGGCGGAACGCGACTGGCTCGATGTCGATGTTTGGCTGACTACACGGGAAAGCGTAACCGGAGAAGCGCGGATCACACGCGAGGCGCTGACCGACTTCGTGCGCACCCATCAGGTGCGGATCGGCGAACAGCAAATCGGCGGAGATGTCGCCCGCTACGACGCGGCGCTGGATCGATTGCAGGCAGCGGGGTTCGAGATCGAAACGCTTCCGTCGTATGGCGTTGCTCTCATGCGTGACGGCCAGGAAGTCGATGAGCGCACACTGACCGAATCGCAGAGGCACGATCTTGAAACCCTTTCGGCGGGCATAGAAACAACTGCGCCATTCGTTTCTGCGGAAGGCCGATACGCGAGCTACCAGATGGAAGGCGGGCGCGAGTACCGCGAACTGCTCCTGACTTTTCCGGTGCAGCCATCGAGCCGCAACCCCGACGAACCTTTCCATAGCGAACACTACCCCTCTGTAAAGAATGTCCTTGTCCACATCCGCTACAACGAGCGCGAGGACGTGGACGGCAAGCGCATGCTGTTCATTGAGGAGATCCAGTCCGATTGGCACCAGCACGGCCGGCGCTACGGGTATCGTCCAAGCGCCGATCGCAACGTCGCACCTGACGCGCCTTTCAAGTCCACCGAAGACTGGACGTTGCTTGCGATCAAACGCATGGTGCGGATGGCGGCCGAACGTGGCTTCCAGCGCATCGGCTGGACGACCGGCGCGCAGCAGACCTCGCGCTATTCGCGGGGCGAACAGGTCGATGCCATCGACTATATGCCCATGCCTTCGGGCGCGTTCCGCGTCGCTGGCTTGAAGCAGGGCGACGTGGTGCGGGAAATGGAGGTGCCGGCGAACCTGCTGTCCTCGCTGCTGGGTGCCAAGGTGGCCGCGCGCGTCCGCGCGGGCGAGGGCGACCTATCCCCGCGCGGCAGCTCGCGTGGCACGCCTCTGCGGCGTCTGGATGCGCTCTCGCTCCACCTGGGCGATGCCGGCATGGGCGGCTACTACGACGGCATCCTCCCGGCGGTGGTCAACCGCTGGGCGCGTCCGCTGGGCGGGCGGGTCACAACTGCGGAGATCCGGCCGCGCTTCCGGGCACATGCGTTGGAGGTACATGCCTTCGACATCACGCCGGCCGTTCGTGCAGCGGTTGAGGAGGGCTTGCCTCTGTTCAGCAAGCGCACGCCGAACGCTGTCTTGGATGATCTGGATGCGATCCTCGATCCCGCGCCCGAGCAGACCGCCTTGAAGGATCGTGCCAAGGCGTGGCTCAAGGACATCACGCCAGCCAAGTTCAAGGACGCGAGCCGCAGCGCCTGGTTGGGATTGTTGACCACCCGCCATCTGGGTGAACTCGGCGGCGACTATTTCGAGCACATCCGGTTCTACAACGACTATCTCGCGCGGATGAGCGCCGATCGCAACCAGATGCAGAGTGAGGCCGACACCCTCGCCGAAGATGCGCGCCGCTGGGTATCGAAGCACCGCATGCAGGCCCGTGAGCTGTTCCGGCTGATGCACGCGGCGACGATCGCCGGTGTCGATCCTGCCAAGGCGTATACACCGCTGCAGTTCCGATTCGGAGGCAAGCTGCATGAGGTCACACCGAAGTCCATCCGTGAGGCGCTGAGAGCCATTAGGCAGCAAATGCGCGAACGCAGTGGAGACAGCAAGATCGACATGATGCAGGAGGCGAAGATTCTGCGCGGTATGCCTGCGCGAGAAAAGCGACGCCGGGCTGCATATCCGGAGTTGGTGGCCCGCTGGAATGCCTTGCCGAAGGAGGCGCAGGAGATCTATATCGCTTTTCGCGATGCCTACGCAGGACGTTCCGATGCCGTCGAGGAGGCGCTGGTCGCGCGTATGCGCGACACCGACGCCAGTGCCAGTCACAAGCGGCGACTCGAACAAGTGATCCGGCTGCAGTTCGAGCGTAACCGCCTGCAGGGGGTTTATTTCCCACTGCAACGCTTCGGTCGTTACTTCGTGTCGGCGCTACGCGACGGAGTCCCTGTGTACCTGATGTTCGAGAGTTTGAGCGATCTGGAGCGGGCTGTCGCCAGCCTGCAGGGGCAGGGCTACACGATTCGAGCCCAGGGGCTGAAAGCCGAGAGCGGACCAAAGGATGCGCCACAGGGGACTTTCGTCGCCGAGATCATTGAGCATTTGAGCAAGGCGGGAGTTTCCGAGAAGACGCAGGAGGAGATTTATCAGTTGTATCTGCAGGCTTTGCCCGAGATGTCGATGCGCAAGCATCAGATTCATCGAAATGCAGTGCCCGGATTCGACCCTGATGGCGTGCGGGCATTCGCCTGGAACATGCATCACGGCAGCCACCAGTTGGCGCGGTTGCGTTATGCGCACAAGCTGCAGTCGGTCCTCGAATTGTTAAAGCATCAGCAGGATATCGATCGCCGCAAGGATGACGCCGACACCCGCCGACTTGTGGCGGGAGATGCGATTCTTGCCGAACTGCAGCGCAGACACGCATGGATCATGCAGCCGACCGATAGCCCGATCACACAGGCGATCTCCTCAGCGGGCTTCGTGTATTACCTGGGACTTTCTCCCGCCTCTGCGCTGGTCAACCTCAGCCAGACCGCGCTCATCAGCTATCCCTATCTCGCAGCTCGCTTCGGCGCGGTAAAAGCGTTCAATGCGCTTCTGGCCGCCGGCAGCGACGCAGCTCGAACGCTTGGGCATATCGAGAGGCGGTTGCCGAACAGGGAGGAGGAGGACGCCTACAAGGCGCTGGTCGCGGCCGGCGCCATCGACCGGACGCAGGCGCATAGTCTTGCCGGCATTGCGGAGGACGGCGCGGTGCGTTTCAGTCCAGCCTGGGCCGAGGCCATGCGGATCATCGGCTGGGGCTTCCACACTACCGAACTCATCAACCGCGAGGCGACCGGTATCGCCGCGTTCCGACTTTCGCGCAAAGCAGGCCAATCCTTCGATCAAGCTGTCCGGAGCGCGATCGATGCGATCCAGGACACTCACTACGACTACACGAACCAGAACCGAGCGCGCTGGATGCAGGGCAATGTCGCGAAGGTGTTGCTGATGTTCAAGCAATACGCGCTGAACACCACATGGCACCTTGGGCGCATGGTCTGGCAGACGACGCGCAACGCCGATCCGCAGACCAGACGTATCGCGCGTCGTAACCTGACCGGCGTCCTCGGCATGAGTGCGCTTTTTTCAGGTGCACTCGGCTTGCCGATCGCGAGTGTCGTCATGGGCGTACTCAACGCCATCGCGGCAAGCTTCGGCGACGAAGACGAGCCATGGGAAGCGAAAACGGAGCTGCGTGCTTTTCTGACTGACTTGCTCGGTACCGATGCGGCCGAAGTCCTGCTCAATGGACCGGTTAATACGGTTACGGGCGCAGATGTCGCCAGCCGGGTCAGTTTGTCGCAGCTTTGGTTCCGCGATGCGGACCGCGAACTGGAAGGGCGGGGAATGTACTACCACCTGCTCGAACAGGCCGCCGGCCCGATGGGCGGTGTGCTCAAGAACGTCATCGCCGGCAAGGCACTGATCGACGAGGGTCACACCTGGCGCGGCGTCGAAACAATGCTGCCGAGTGCCCTGAAGTCCATGGTCAAGGCGGCGCGCTATGAGGTACAGGGCGCGAACACCCTGCGTGGCGACCCGCTAATCGAGGATATGAGCCTGCGCCAGACGTTGTTGCAGCTAAGCGGCTTTACCCCCTCCGAGCTCGCCGAGACTTACGCCCGCAACAACGCCGCGAAACGGTACGAACAGCATCTGCTCAAGCGCCGGGAGCGGCTATTGGACGCCTACGCACTGGCGACCCGAACGGGCGATGTCGAAGGCCGGGCGGAGGTCGTCCGGCAGATTCGTGAGTGGAACCGGAAAGTCCCCGAGTTGGCGATCACGGCGGGGACGCTAGAACGATCCATCGCGTCTCGGCTGGCCTGGAGTGCACGGGCCGAGGCCGGCATCGTCCTCAATCCGAGGCTGGCCGAGCGGGTCCGGGAAGGGACCGGTACGGCCGAGTGAGGTAGTGGGCAGGGGGACCCCCCGGGGGTGCCCCTGTCGGTTCTGACAGGTACCCCATCACCGCCGGGAGGCGGTTAGAATCCTCCCAAGCCAGGGGCCGCCATGGGCGGCAGGCGTTGCAGTCAAACACCAATCCGTCACGGAAGGCATCGCCGACAGGCGAGGTGCCATCGCGTGCGCGCGATCCGGCTCGCTGTCGATTTTTCAACAGCAGGATGTCGATCAGGTGGCAACGCCAAATCTCAATCCCAGAGACACCGATGCGCGTTCATGTGAACGCGGGCATCGCGTGCGCGAGCCCGTCTCACGGGCCGACGTGCGGGCAGCACGCCGATCGATCGCACAACAGGGACAATCTCATGACTGAAAGACAAGGCACCGCCCGGCCGCCGGGCCGAGGTGGCATCACGCATTGGCTCCGACCGCGCGGTCGGTTCCTCTTGGTTCTGGTCACGCTCATCGCCGCCGGCGCCATCGCGCAGGTCGTGGCCCCCACGCCACCACCGACCTACGTGACCTCCACCGGTGTCTTCTCGACGCTCGACGATGCCGAGGCGGCCCTCCGCAGCAGCACCGCCTACTACGGCGCGGCAGGCCAGTTGGAGCACGTCCAGACCATCCAGATGGGGTCTGCAACGCTGCGCATGCAGTATTGGCTGCGCAATCGCCCCGCGGATCTCGTCAACGGGCCGATGTTCTATGCCGATCTGGGCATTTATGGGCAGGGCAAGGGCGACTGCAATGTGCCCGCACCGGACCCGAGTTCCGGCTACAGCGACTGGTGCGGCAGCGAATCGACGCTGATCGGCTCGGTCGAACGCACGCTCGCGACCAAATGGCCGGGCTGCACCATCACCGGCAGCAGCCTGCGCACGGACTACAGCGCCAATCCCTCCCTGAGCGGCACGACCGCATCGACGCGCGGTACGGTCAGCTTCGGTTTCAAGGGCATGACCACGACCGCGAACTGCACGAACGGGACCACCAAGTCCCACAACTGGTCGCTGCAGAAGCACAAGACGCTGTACTGCTCGACCGGCTTCTATCCGATCTCCGGGGTGGTTTCGGACGCGACGCTGTTGTCCGCCAACCACTGCCAGCCACGAAACGACGATATCGCTTGGATCGAGGTGCCGATCCGGCAGTGCGGCAGTTGCGCCGGCAGCCGCAACCCGATCTACCCGGCGACCGGCGAGAAGCAGCGGCACGAGGACGACTTCACCTTTGCGGGCCGCACCTTCACCCGCCACTACCGTTCGCTGCGGCAGTTCCGCAATAACCGCAATTTCGGGATCGGCTGGAGCCACACCTGGAGCGACCGCATCATCGGCACGCCGGTGACGAGCGCGCCTTACGTGCACATCGACGAAAGCGGCAACTACGAATCCTACGTGCTGTTGAGCGGCAACCGCTACCGCGGCGAAAACTCGGTCGGCCGCGTGCTGGAGCGGATCAATGCGAACGGGATCAGCTTCCGACAGCACATGCCGGACGGGGAGGTGCGCGACTTCGATCTGGACGGTTATCTGATCGCCATCCGCAACCCCGGCGATCCGCTGAACGATCTGACCATCACCCACGCGGATCGGTCGATTGCGACCGTGACCGACGGGCAGGGGCGGGTGCTGCGGTTCGAGTCTGCAGGCAATCTGCTGCGCCGGATCGTGCTGCCGGACGGCACGGCCGTCGCCTACGATTACGACGCCGACCGCAACCTGACGCGCGTCACCACGCCGGGCAATGCAGTACGCCAGTACCACTACAACGAGCCCGGTCTGGCCGGCGCCGCCAATCAGCGGCACCACCTGACCGGCATCACCGCCGAGGACGAACGCCGTTACGCCTCGTTCGCCTACGATGCGCGTGGGCGCGCGACCTCCAGCCGTGTGCTGGGCACGCCCAACGAACTGACCAGGATCAGTTATCCGTCCGAAGACAGTGCGACGATGAACACCGCCGAGGGCGGCACGCGCGCCTACACGATCGCCCCCGGCCTCTATCGGCGGGTACTCGCGACACAGGAAGGCACCGCAACCGAGCGCCAGACCTTCGACGGGCAGGGTCGCCTGGAGTCACAGACCGACAAGCGCAATGTCCGGACCGAGTATGGGTACGACGGGGCCTATCGCACGTCGATCACCTCGGCGGTCGGGACGCCCGAAGAACGGCGTATCGAGTTCGTCCACGACCCGGTCACCGGGCGCGTGACCGAACAGCGGACCCGGGACCGCACCGGTGCGATCGTCGCGCGCAATAAGTGGGCGTACAACGCGCGCGGCCAGGTCACCGACAGCATGGCCTTCGATCCGACGACGGGCAACGCCCGCGCGATCACGACGACCTACTGCGAGCCTGCCGATGTCAGCGCCGGGAGATGCCCGATTGTCGGGCTGATCCTGACCGTCGATGGTCCTCGTCAGGGTAGCGAGGATGTCGTCGCCTACACCTATCGCATGGCCGACGAGCCGACCTGCGCGGCGTCGCCCGCGACGTGTCCATATCGCAAGGGCGATCTGTGGCGGAAGATCAATGCCGTCGGGCATGTGGTGGAAAATCTCCGTTATGACGGTGCAGGTCGTCCGTTGTCGGTGCGCGATGTCACCGGCGTCGTGACCGATCTGGAGTACGACCCGCGCGGCCGCGTGGTCGCGAGCAAGATCCGTGGCATGGACGACGGCAGCGAAGCGGACGACCGGATCACCCGGATCGCGTACAACCCGACCGGCACGGTCCATCGTATCTTGTCATCCGATGGCGCCTTCATGCAGTTCGAGTACGACGCCGCGCAGCGTCTGACGAACGTGAGCGATGCGGCCGGCAATCGCATGGTCTATACCCTGAATGCTGCCGGCGAACGCATCGGCGAGGAGACCCGCGATCCTTCGGGCACCCTGCGGCGTGCGCTGACCCGCGTGTTCGATACGCTGGGCCGACTCGAACGCCAGATTGATGCCGACGAGCGGGCGACCGTGCTCGGCTATGATGCGGAAGACAATCTTAGTCTGGTCACGGATGCGCTCCTGCGCCGGATCGGCCACGACTACGATGCGCTCGGCCGTCTTCGTAGCACGCTGCAGGACGTGGACGGCGTGGCCGCGCTCACGCAGTTCGAGTATGACGCGATGGACCGGTTGACGAAGGTCATTGATCCGAACCAGAAGCCCACGGACTACAAGTACAACGGTTTCGGCGACCTGACCGACCAACTGAGTCCGGACACTGGCCTGACCAAGTTCGCCTACGATCAGGCTGGCAATCTGGAGCGCAGGACCGATGCGCGCGGGATCACTGCGACCTACGGCTACGACCTGCTCAATCGTCCGACCTCGGTGTCGTACCCCGACAGCAGCCGCAATGTGGCCTACAGCTACGACAGTGCGTCGGGGGACTGCCTCGATGGCGAGCGGTTCGCCCAGGGGCGGCTGTCGCGGATGACCGACGCCAGCGGCGACACGGCCTATTGCCACGACCGTTACGGCAATGTCGTTCGCAAACTCCAGCGGACGCAGGGGCGCACCTATGTCCTGCGCTATCTGCACACCGATCCCCGGGGACGCCTGCCCGGGCAGAACACCCTGCTGCAGAATCCGCCACCGGGCAACCAGTGGATCGGCATGACCTATCCGGATGGCAGCACGGTGCGGATCGTCCGTGATGGACAGGCACGACCGAGAGAGCTGCGGGTGACGCAGGCCAACGGCACCGCGCAGGTCCTGCTGCACTCGGCGCAGTACATGCCCTTCGGCGCATCGACGGGCTGGACCTTCGGCAATGGACGACAGCTCGTGCGGTCCTTCGATCTCAATGGTCGGCCGCAGTCCATCCGTGATGGCGCCGCAGGCGGTATCGACATGGGGTACCGCTTCGACGCGGTCGGCAACCTGGAATCGCTGCATACCGCGAATCTTGCGGAGCCGGCACGGCGCAGATACGTCCACGACGGCATGAGCCGGCTGAAACAGGTCCGGGAAGGTGCGAGCAACAGCGTCCTCCACGCCTACGACCACGATGCGACCGGCAATCGCACCCGACGCACTGAGGGCGTCATGCTGCAGGATTACATCTACGTCGCTGGCAGGCACTGGCTCGCCGGTGCTGGCGGGATTCCGCGTGAGTACGATGCGGCCGGCAACACGACGCGGATCGGATCTGCGAATCAGGGGCTGCCGCCCGGCGGCTGCTTTGACTGTCCGGAGGAAAATCCCGGCCCTGGCGAGCCCGGTCATCCGGGGCCGGGTGATCCGCCGCCCGGCGAAACCCAGGGGATCATGACCACCGAGAGCGCAACGGCAACCGATGCGCCGGCCGTGCGCGAGTTCGAGTACGACGACGCCAACCGCATGCGCGCGGTGAAACACGACGGCGTCGTAGCGATGAACTATCTTTACAACGGCAAAGGGGAACGGGTCTATCGCTACGGCAGCGGCACCGCCGTGACTTCGGTCTACGACGAGGCCGGCCGGTGGGTCGGCGACTACGACGCCAACGGCCAGCCGATCCAGCAGGCGATCTGGCTGGATGATCTGCCGGTAGGCCTGTTGGTCGGCGCCGGCGCGACACAGAAGCTGTACTACATCCAGGCCGACGCGCTGGGCACGCCGCGCGTGGTGATCGACCCGGTCCGCAATGTTGCGGTCTGGCGCTGGGATCTGGCCGGAGAAGCCTTCGGCGACAGCGCGCCGGAGGAAGATGTCGACGCTGATGGCATCGCCTTCGTGCTCGACATGCGGTTTCCGGGGCAGCGGTATGATGCTGCGACAGGCATGAATTACAACTACTTCCGGGATTATGATCCGGGCACAGGGCGGTATGTGCAGAGCGATCCGATCGGATTGCTAGGTGGGCCAAATACGTATGCGTATGCGAATGTAGACCCCTTAGTCTTTTTTGATTTTTTTGGACTTGCTGCAGAAATCAATTGGTACCCGCAAAGAGATGCTGATTTGCACAATGGGTCCAATGCTTATGTCTCACCGAAGGGAACTTTTACTATTGCCACTCACGGTTATTCCGATAAAATCGCAGTGCAAGACGAGCATGGAAATCCGATTTCGCCACAGCAACTGTGGGATCTCATTAAGGATAGAGTGATAAAAGGGAGGTACAAGAGGATTCGACTTCTTTCCTGCACTGCAGGTGCTCCGAAATATAACGGAAGGTCATTCGCCAGTGATTTGGCTATGATTTCTGGTCTTGAGGTTGAAGCTCCTCACGAATATATCGGATACAAGAATGGCAAAGTTGTTATGGGGCCGCCAATACCAAACAAGTGGCCTCCGCAGTTGAGAATTGACCCTAATGCCGGTTTTGCGAGGTTCTCACGATCATGCGATACATTCACAAGACAATGCTATTGA